CGGCCAGTATTGCGACGGCTGTAAACTACGGTCGATGACCTGCATTTGCTTAAACCCCTGTTGTGGCGCCCCGGCGCTGCAGGCCGGCGAATTGCGAACCGCCGTCATATTTAGCACACAGAGGCGTTTTTCGTCAAATTGTGGTATCGTCGGCTCTTGTCATACACCCTATATTGTCATACAAGGGGCACCATGCGCGACCTTCCCGTATTGAAACTAAACCTCAACGCCCCCGAAACCTTCGGCAACATAGCGGCGAAGTTGAGCAAGGACGAACGGCGTACGCTCGCGCAAGACCTTGTGGAATTGATTAAAGTTGACGAAACCAGCATGGACCCGTGGCTCGGCAAAGCCCGGGGATACCTGGACAAACTGGAACGGGAGCCCAACGCGCAACCGGCCACGAGCGAAGCCGAAGGGTCCAACGAAGAACCCCCGCCGTCCACGGAAATGGTGCTCTCCGCCGTCATTCAGTTTTCCGCCCGCGCCACTGACGCCCTGCTAGGCGAGCCTGACTTAGTCAAAGCGAGCGAAGACGACGAAGGCGCCGCGGCTCTCGCTAAGTGGGCATCCAGCCAGCTACGAACCAAAGACCCGAATTGGGCGCTGGACACCGACCCGCTGACCGTACACATGTCCGTTACGGGTCTTGCTTGGCGCAAGCGAGATTTTGACGACATGGACCGCGTATTTCATTCGCACTTCCTCACGTGCGAGGAAGTTATCATAAATGCTAACGTACGGTCGGCCGAACGCGCCCCGCGTATCACGCACCAATTCGAGCGCTACCCGTACGAGATTGACCGCTCCATTCAACGCAGTAAGTGGATTGACTACGAACCGAAGTACGACGAACAAGACCCGCAGGCCCCCAAAAAGTTCTACGAATGCGACGCGTGGCTAGACCTTGACGGAGACGAGATAGCGGAGCCGTGGACGTTCACCATTTCGCGCGATGACGAAATGGAAGTGGTACGCATACGGCCGCGGTGGTCCCGCAAAACCGTTGTCAACAACGACAACATGCTGGTGTTCAATCCGGCGTGCCGTTTCTATCCGTACCGCTTCCTCCCCGACCCGAAGGGCGGTTTCTTCCCTATCGGTTTCGGGCATCTTCTGGACCGCACCGAAAGCACCGCGGACAACCTTTTAGCGTCAATCGCCAACACCGCCAAAAACGAAGGTGAAAACGGCGGCGTGTTTGCCGGCGGTGGCTTCGGCATGCCGGAAAAGGTAGAGTTGCAGAACAACCGGGTTACGTCGTTGCCAACTGACGGAGCCCCGCTGGCGAACCGTTTCGTTCCGTTCCCCACTAAGACGGTGTCGCCGGGTTCTGTGTCAGTGCTCGAAAAAATGCTGACGCTCGGGGACCGTTTGGCTGGCACGCTGAATTTGATGCAGAACGCCCCAGCGTCCATGACCGCTACGCTGGCCAAGGGCATTATTGACACGGGTTCTCAAGTTCAATCGGCCGTACACCGTCGCATGGTCACGTCTTTGACCATGGAAGTTCGTAACTTTATCCAGATGGCAGACATGTACGACATGCTGCCGGATGGCGTGCAAGCGACTACGGCAGACGGCATCGCCGTGACCGCTGATCCGCAGATGGCCACCGAAATGCAGCGCAGCGCTTTGGCCGGCATCTATATGGAGTTGATGAAAGACCCGCTGTCGAACTGGAAAGAAGTTCGCATGCGGCTGTACCAGGTTCTGCGGCTGCCGAACCCGGAGAAGTTGCTAGGTACGCCGCCTGATCCGCAAGCGTCCCCGTGGGAGAAGATGCAGGGCGCGCTTGGCATCATGAAACAGCGTACGGAAAGCATTAAGGTGATTGGCGCTGTTGCACAGCAACTCACAGCCGCGCTTAAAAATATGGTTGACGCGGGCGGCGGTATGTTGGATCAACGCGCGGCACTTTTGCAAATGGCCCAGCTTGAACAAGCCGTACAGAGCATGATGCAGGAGGCAGGCAGTGCGGGTAACGAACTTAACGGAATGGCTCAACAGCCCGGAAACGGCGGCCCTCCGGGCCTATCTGCACAACCAACGGGCGGGCTGGGTGCGCCAGTATCTGGCAGCCCAGGTCCCGGCGGACCCCCTCTCGCAGGGTAAGGCAGCCGGCATCAACCAAATCGCAGAATTGCTTTCCTTGCCAATCGACCACCTAAAGAAAATCTTTGAAGAACTGCCAACCGGAGATAAATAAACAATGTCCATCGGCGTACACGATTTTCAAATCCCGCACGAGTTCGTTCGTCCGACCCGCGACATGGTCGTTATACGGCTGCCGCTACCGCCCAAGACGGTCGGAGACAAGGTGAAATTCCACGTCCCCGACGTTGTACGGGATTTGATGCAACACAATGTCATGGCCGGGCGCATTGTCTCCATGGGACCCCTCGCCTTCCAGTACAAAGATGGAAGCGGGCTCTCGCGCCAAGATGCCGAAATCGGGGATTGGGTAGTGATACGCCCGTTCGCCGGCACGATGGTACAGGGCGGCAAACTGGTGGCAAATAGCGGCTACCGTTACGTGTCCAGTTTCAATGACGTGCTGGCTATCATCCCGGCCGCCCACATGCCACACCCCGACGAATTACTGTGGACGGACAACGACGACCCGGGGCAGACAAGCTTCGACTACAAGCCGCCGACGGGTCCAGTACCGGGCTTTGATTTCGACGCCAAACGCAGCACCTAGGAGGCGTACAGTGGACCTTAACATAATGATGCGCGAGCAAGCCAAAGCCGGTCTTGAGCGCGAGTTAGCCGAAGCTGTAACCAATGGCGACACCGAAGCGGCGAAGAAAGTCACGGACAAAATCGCCGCGCTCGCCGTCGCCTCCGCCCCCACGGCACCGCCGTACGGGCAGGAAGCTATCAGGGCCGAACTCGGCAAGGCGGAATGGTTCGGAGTGGACCCGGAAAAATCCGCGCTCGCTATGGAGTTCGGCAAGACCATGGACCCCAAAAAATTCGCCACCGCTGCGGATTTCGCCGCCACCTTGATTAAGGCCGTGGAAGCGAAGTTTGCGAAGCCGGCGCCCAAGGGCGAGGAAGGCGAAGACGGCGGGGACGCGGAAGGCGAAGACGGCGGGGACGAAGACGGCCAGCCAGCCCGCAGCGCAACGAAGACAAAAAAGACAGACGGACCCGGCGAGGGCGAGGCTACGGTACGCGGCACCACGCGCCGCACCACGGGGCCGTGGACGAAGCTTTCAGATGCCCCCGCCGACGTGCAACGCGAGATCAACCGTACGGCGGACAAGTTCGCCGGCACCGGAGAAGGCAACAAAGCGAAGCGGGAGGCTTTTGTCACCCGCGCGCTCGACAGCCACTATGCTGCACACCAACGCAAAGGAAAGAAGTAAGCTCATGAACAGCACCCCGTTTCCCGGCGCCGATCTGCCCGAGCACTTAGTTCCGAACCCGCCCGCCGTCATGCCGGAAGCCCCCGGGCCGGGTGATGCTGTGGCCGCACTCTCCCCGTTTTCGGAAGCGCAGGACATTGACAGCATAATCAAGCAACTGGTCTTGGACCGGCCGCTCAAGCTGTACGTCCCCAACCGGGAGCGCTACGCGGAACACGATTTCCGAATTATCAACAGCATTCCGCAAGAGATCGCGGACGCGCACAACAAAGGGTGGAAGGAAGTCACCGACCCCGAACTGTGCCAGTTGTTCACCGGCCTGGTAGCCGGAACCGACAAGGACGGCAAGGCATTCCGGCCCATTCTGTGTGCCCGTCCGAAGGCGGTTACCGCGCACATTGAAAAGCAAAAGCGGCTGCAACTGCAGAGCCTGTACGCCGGCATGGACCCGAAGAACAAAGACTTGTCGGGCAAGTACACCGGCAACGTGGACATGAAAGACGGCACGTTCTTGACCCGCGAAGGGGCGCCGTGGCGCATTCGCACTTAACCCACCTGTGACGGGGAAACCACACGGCCAAAAAATCGAGCGCCAAGGGCACAAGCGATAAATCCAAAGGTGGAATGTCGGCGGCGGAACACCGTAAACTTGCCGAGACGTTTCACGCCAAGGCACGTCTGCATAGCGCTCACGCGGACTTGAAGGACGCCAAGAACCCGCCGAAAAAGGGCGCCGTGCGAGGCTACCCCTACTAACCGGGCGTCCGTACGGAGCTAATATGTTTATTCGTAAATTACTTTTTGCGCTCACGGCTGCCGTTGCGCTGTTCTCTCCCGCGTCGGCGGCGGACCTGTACACCAAGGCCCCGGCTTATCTCACGTACCCGACAGGAAACGGCTTCTTTTGGGGGCTATCAGCATCGGGGCTCGGGGGCACTACCAGTTCAACCGGCGGCCTGCCATCCGGCAACCTTATCGGTGGCAAGTTCGGCTTGGACTTCGGCTACACCGGCACGCTCGGCACAGGCGGTTTTTGGTTCGTTGAACATAATTTCAACGCCCAGGCCCTTCAGGGCTCCGGTGCCGGTCTTTCGCTCTCGGCAGCCTTCGGCATGGAACAACGCTTCGCCGTAGGAGCCTCGCAGGCCGTCGTTGCACAGTTCGCCAGCTTGCTACCAGGGTTGAGCGGGGTGGCCATGCCGAGCGTACCGACGCTGCCGAATATCACGTTCTCGCCGGCCAACTACTACGTTTTCGCGGCGACTTTTGAGGACGACGTTTCGGCCAAGCTGGGGACGGCTACCGGCAAATCGTGGTTGTTCTCGTACGGTGCCGGTGTCGGGGCGCTGTTCCGGGCGAGCAACGGATGGCTTGTCGATACTTCCGTAGAATGGAAACACAGCGACACCGGCTTGCTCGTCGGCGCCAGCCCCGTGGGAAGTATCCAACCGTTCGCGGACGCAGTTCTCGGAACCGTACGGCTGAAGTTCTAAAAGCAAATACCTGTCGGAAAATGAAAACCCCGGGCTAAGGCTCGGGGTTTTCTGTTGTCAGCCCTTAAACTTTTCGATGGCTTCCAGGGCCACCGAAGTAACGGTGCGTCGTTGCTTCTTGGCCAGCGCTTCGAGTTTGCGCTTGTCTTCCTTCGTTATCCGCATGTCGAGCCGTTCGGTGCGGACTTTCGGCTTAACAACCTTCTTGGCTGCTTTTTTCGCCGGCTTCTTTTTGGCGACCTTCTTTGCCGGGCTCGCGGCTTTCTTCTTTTTCTTGGCCGCCGGCTTGGCTGTTTTCTTTGTCAGCTTCTTTTTCTTGGCCACCTTCTTTGCCGGGCTCGGGGGTTCGGCGGTCGTTTCAATTCCTTCGCTCATGGGCGCTCCGTTTTTGCAGTTGAAATCCGCATTGTGATAGCGTACGTGTTCGTACGTGTCAACACAGGTACGGGACTGCCGATGCCGCGCACGTACGCTATCGAACTTGCAAAAGTAATTTTACGCTCGGAGAACGGCCCTATTACCGAAGATATGCGAAAGGCAGCTGTGGAGTACCTGAAGACGGCGGTTAACGAGGAACGGGCGTTCGTAGAAGACCTAATGCCGGGGCTAACAATAACCCTGCAGTTACCTAACCGTCTAACGCCATAGAGACGGCCAGCACGTCCAGCTTATCGGGCGAGCGCCCAAGTTCCTTTTTGATCTTCTCTTTTGGCGTCATGAACAGCCGGCCCTTTTCGTCACGACGGCACCCACCAGTGCCCCACTTATAGGCCGCGGCTTCCTCTTGCAGCGCTTTGTCGTTCGGTATCGAGACGCCCCCTTGCAGCCACCTTTGCGCCTTGTCGTGCAACTCCGCTCGCCGGTTGCCGTACAGGACTTCATTGACGGCGCCCCACGAGAAAACGACGGGAACAACTTTTTCGGGGCCGTACTTGCGCATGCGGAGCCTGCAGGCGTCCACTAGTCCTTTGCCGCCGCCCGTGGCATCTATAACAATAGCGTCCATGTTAAAACGATCAAAGGCGGCTACAAGCCAGTCAGCTTGTACGTTAAAGTCCCGGCTCGTGAGTTCACCCCACACGCGCGCCCCGAGCGCAGAGCCTTGACGGTCGCCCACGAAAGGCTTGTCTTGGCCGTCGCCTGCAGGGTCCACGCAAAGCAGTTTCAGCGCGCCTGCGGAGGGCGTCGGCTGCCGCGCCATGGCCGCCGCGACAATGGATGCCGGGAAAAAGTCTAGCGTGCTGTCGGCCATAAAGCATTCGCTATATATGGCCGGAAATTCCTGTCGCGTGAGCCGGTGGATGGTTTCGGGCTGGCCGCCGTTCATTACGGCCGTGGTGTAGTTTTCTTTCCAGAACCAATATAGTTGCTCGCGGTCCAAGCCGTGCAGCTTGGCGTATTCCTCAAAATCGCGCGGCGCCTTCCAGCCCTGCGGAACTTCGGTACGGTATTCTGGCATCAAGTGCCACGGCAGGAAGTGGATGCGCCATTCGCCCTTATTTTGATCGCGGTAGGCTTGCTCACACATGTTGTAGAACATGCCCGACTGTCCGTTGCCGGTGCTCTCCATAGCTATTTCAGTGCCGGGGAGCCCTAGCACCGTCTTCAGTAGGCCCGATGACAGGTCTTCCGTGTTGTCAAAGAACGCCGCTTCCGAGAGGTGCAACAAATGAAAGTCGTCCGAACGGCCAATGTCGCCGCCTTCTGCGGAAGCTACCTTGTACAACGACTTGAGTTTGTCGAAAATCAACTCTCTAGCATTCGACAAGCTGACGGACGGCCGCAACGGCAGCGGCAAACCGTTGTAAAATTCCTTGATTTCGCGGTGCAGGTTCGTAGCGCTGTCCGTGCGGTGGGCAACCACCTGTGCACGGCGGCCAAACTCTGTCGCCGTCCGGTGGAAATATCGGCTACCAACGTACGTGCTCACGCCCATACGGCGTGCCTTGGGGATAAGAGCCCGCACCATGCCGAACTCTTTTCGCTCGGCTTCTATGCGCTCGTGGAGGACTGTTTGCGCGTTGTTGAGGACGAAAGGAATACGCTCGCCGCCCGTACGCGGTCGGATGCGCAGAAACTCGCGATAGCGTTCGAAGTCCCGCAATCTCGTACGCATGCTTTCGCGGTCGAGCGGTACGGGCTTCTCCCACGGAAACATGCTAACCCTGTTTCGACTTAGCGAAAGCTATCAACTGTTGAATAAGCGGGGTAACCGCGACAATGTCGGGCACGGCTCGGTTGGCGTACGGCGTAAGCTGGACAAGCAATGGCTCCGCTTCTTTTGCCAGCGCAGCCAGCCGTTCGAGCGCGGGGAGTTGCTTGTTCAACTCTTGGATTGTCGGCTCGGGCATCCCAGCCAGCCCGAGCCCAAAGGCGAGTAAGTTCATTGGATAGCCGGGGACGTGGCGCCGGCCTTCTCCACAGCCGCGGCCACAGACGCGCTGGCCGCAATTACGTTGGGGTTGTTTGGCAGCGCGTCGGCGGTGGCCTTATCGGTGACCACTACGGCGCCCAGCTTGCCGACCTGGTTTTTCAGCGCCTTCGCATTGTTGGCCAGCACGGGCCACAGCACGGGCAGCAAGAGCGCTAGACCGGAGAAAATGGTGGTCCAACTGCCGTTATCGAGCCCAAGCCAGCCGTGGCCCGCGGCGAAGCCGGCGCCGATGCCCACGAGCACGGCGGTTGAGTTTTGAGTTTGCATGGCGTTCGGTAACATCGGGAGCGCTCCATTGATTTTGCTCCAGCATTTTACCATCCGTTGACGCAAAGCGCAAATTATGTCATACGTGCGCCGCCGCTGAATACGCAGTGGCACCCTCCAGGTTGTTGAGCGCGGGGCCGGCTGGCCCACTTGCCGGCCCCGCAAGGGGGTTTCGAATGCGGTTCATCTTGCGGCCCCCGGGGTTCCCGCCCCGTACGTTCACGCTGGACGAATTAACCGCTCGCACCAAGGCACGACGCAAGAGGCTTCGAATGGGGCGCCTTAGTAATACTCTCAAACGAGCCGTGGACGCCCGTACAGCGCTCGAAAACGCTGTAGAGAAAGACGTGGCGGACTACGTCAATCGCGTGCAGACGGTCCACAAGAGCCGAGAAAGCATCTTCGCTGCGAAACATGCCGAGCTAGACGCGGCCGTTAGTGACCTAGCAGAGTTCGAAAAAGATTTAGAGGACTTCGGAAAAAACGACCACTCCGGGGCCTACCGCGGTACAGGCGGCGCCAACGGCTAGACCTTCGACACTACGTCCGCATGCCCGTGTAGCCGGCTGTCTTCGTAAGGGTCATATTTTTCCTGTGGATACCAAGCGCTACCGAACATAGCATTTTGCCGCCACACCGGCACGCGCTGCACATGCCCGCTGTCAACGAAGCCGGTCGAGTGCGGGTGGCCCCAATCAATGCCCGAAATCAGGCCGTGCTTACGAGCGAGCGTCCGCAGGAACGCATACGGCTTGTCGGAGCCCTGGTAAGCCCCGCCGATGAACACCCCGAAGTCCGCTGCCACGCCGTAGCCGTGGCAGCCAACGACGCGTAGCTGTGTTGCGCGGCGCGCGAATAGCGCGCTCTGACGTGTTTGGCTCCGGTAGGTTTCGAGCAACCGGAGATCAACGCCCGAAGCGTGAGCGTCGGCCAGCAACGCGAGCACGGCGGCGCGGGTGCCCGGCTCAAGCATGGCCGGGTCCTTGCAGACAGCGTCCGAGCGGAACGCCTTTGAATTGCGCAATACCGTGTCGTAAAAATTCATGCCTACTGATCCAAAATTGGCACGAGATTTGATAGCACCGACGAAGGGATAGGGTTTTCCGACAGCTTCAGTTCATCGGCTTTAATGCGCGCTAGTTGTACATCGGCGGGCTGGTCTAGCATCTTGCGCTGTTCTGCCGTGTACTGTGCCAGCGACGCGTCGGGTATTTTGCCGTCCTTTTGCATGGCGCTGAATAGCGCCTGTACGGCATCCTGGTAGCGCTTAATTACGGTCCGGGCTTTGTCAAGGTCGGACGCCAGAAGCAATCGCAGACCGCCACCGAATTGATAGGGCACGTGCACCGACTTTTCGCTGGCGCCGTCCTTCACAATCTTGTCGTAACCATCCAAAGCGGCGATACCGTTGCCGATTTGGATAACTTGCTCGACAGTCAGCGACGGTGCGTCCGCGGCGGAAGCGGGGGCGGCTAGAGTGAGAAACGCGAGAGCGAAGATAACAGCGCGCATTGATTGGTCCTCGACGGGGTTAACGGAGCGCGTACGTTTACGCATACTTCCGTACACCGTCAAGTAGGGCGTTGTCATTGGCCGGCGTGTCGCCATCCAAAAGCCACGAGTTAACCGATTTATGCACCCAAAACCGAATTACGATGGCTTCCGATAGCGAACCCGCGGTGTTGTTGCGCACGTCGCAAGCGGCCGTCCCCGCACCTGTAGCTCTGCAATTAATGCTGTAGGCCCCCGTGGTGCCGCCGCTTTCGTGCGCCGTGCCAATGTAGTCCGTAGAGGCAATGGCGCTATCGTTCAATGTGAATGAAACGATGGTGGCCGCAGCCAGCGCGGCGTTGTTCAAGGTTATAGTGCCGGTCACAGTGTTAAGCGTAACTGCCGTTGCTTTGCTGGTCGCCTGCGTAACCGTACCGCCTGCACCTGTGGCGTATCCAATGCCGTCCGTCGCGCCCTGTGATTTAATTGAGGCAGCCGCGAGCAACGACCCCGAGCCGGGCGTCAATATGTTCCCCACGGCTACGCCCGCGCCGAAACAAAACCGATTTCCAACAACACCGGCTTGGTAGGTTGCAAAACAAGTGTGGCCGCTTTCAGCCCCGGCCGTCTCAACATCGACCACGTTAGTAATTTGCTGGTAGGGAATGGGGGAGCCGGCCGAGTTGGCCCCCTGATAGTTAGCCACCGCATTAAAGTACGGAGGCGAGCCCGGGTGGTCCGAGCGGCCAATCGTTTGAGAGAAGTACGTTCCCGACACCGTTCCCGTTATTGACGTGGTGAACGTGGGCGCGGTTGCGAAGACCAAAGCGCCACTACCAGTTTCGTCCGTGACTGCCGCGGCGAGATTTGCCGATGATGGCGTCCCCAAGAAAGTTGCGACACCCGTACCCAGCCCCGAAACGTGCGTGGAAATCCCAATCTTACCCCACGACGGCGCCACACCAACGCCGCCCGAAATCAGGGCGTTGCCCGTCGCAACATCGGCAAGTTTTGCCATGCTCGTAGTGGTGTCGGCGTAGAGTATGTCGCCAATGGTCAACCCTGCCCACGTGACCGCGCCAGTAACGGCACTAAGCGACAGCGGGCTCGGGACCGAAATTGCAGGCGTGCCGGATGCGTTGGGCAGCGTGAAAGTAGCCGTGCCAGCTGCCGCCTGCGGGGTGATGGTCACTGTACCGGAAGTGTTGCCGGCGAGCGCCAGTGTGCCGATAGCCGACCCCGCCACGCCCAGCGTGGGAGTGGCCGTGAACGCCGGGGTTGCCCCAGCCAGCACCTGACCGGCCGCGCCCGTGATGGTCAGATTGCCGGTGGTGGTGCTTAGCGCGAGCGGTGCGGATACAGTCACCGCGGGCGTGCCCGACGCGTTGCCCCACGTGATAGTGGGTGTACCGGCTACCGCCTGAGTTACCTGGTTGACGTTGCCGCTGGTGGCGCCGTACAGCTTCAAGCCCTTCGCGTGAACTGTCGTCCACCGATTGGTGGCGCCTCCCAAGGCCGTGACACCGTCGGTTGCAGGCGCTACGTTCGCCCCATACCAAAAATGCGAACCCGCAAAACCAGTGGCGGCATACAGAACGTTGTTGTTGCTATCGAGAGTGAGGATTGGCTGGTCGGCACTGTCACCGGGGTTGCGCCAAGCGATAGAAGTTTGATTGGCCAACCGAATTGGGTAGGCGAACGTACCGTTCTTCAAGTCCAAGCCGTACGTGTGCGTACCGCGCACGTCCAAGGAAATGGTTGAACTCGTAACGTCCTGGTACGAGCTATCGGTGACGCCAGCCGCAATCGAAATGCCGCGGTGCCACTGCACCGATGACCCGTTAATGGAGATCGCCGCGATACTGCCGAACGTGGAAGCACCGGAAATCGCGAGCCCGTAGGCAGCTGGGGGCACCAGCCCGGCCGCGCCGTCGGCGGCGCCGCGGTCCGCATTCAAGTTGTTAAAATCAATTTCGATAGTCTGCGCGTTGTACGTCGAACCACTGCCGGGCATCATGGTTATCAACGGGTTTATTGCCCATATCGAACCTGTCCCGGCGTTACCGACGATACCGACGTAAAGCGCCACTTTGCCATCATTGACAGTGTCAATTATCCCGCTGCCAGTGGTGGAGTTAAGACCTATGTTGGCAAGGAACTCCCGATTGTTGGGCTTAATAGTCGTGCCCTGTGCATTCAACGATGCATAGGTCGTGAGCACCGGGCCGCCGGTCGGATTTCCGGTCGGGCTGACGGAGTAGGTTTGCTCACCCGTGACGTTGAAAGTGCCGGTTACGGTGGCCTGTGTCCCGGTGATATTGGAGCATTGAACGACGGAGCCCGTGCCCACGAGGAAGGCGCCCAAAGACGTACACGGGGTTAGTGTGGCCTGGACAAAAGCCGTGGTTGCAATCTGCGTAGTATTGGTCCCCGGCAGCGCAGTGGGTGCGGTTGGTACGCCGGTCAGCGCCGGGCTGTTGCTGAAAACGAGTACGCCCGTGCCTGTTTCGTCGGTCACGGCCGCGCGAAGATTGGCACTCGTGGGCGCCCCTAGAAAAGTAGCCACGCCACCGGCAAGACCGCTAATCCCGGGGCCGCCTATCGGCAACGCCTGGTAGGATGGTTTCGCAGATGGACCGTTCGCGGCCAAAGGAAGGCCGCTCGTGCCTGCCGGAACGCTATCGAAACCAGTAGCGCCGCTGCCGCGCCCGATTGGCACGGAATACAATGGCGTCTGCCACTGTGAAAATGCGGGCGAGATAGAAGCGAGCGCAGCAAGCGCGACAAAAAGACGAAACATTTTCATGGCGCAATCACCCACCCGGCCAAATCAGTCGAAGGATACAAAGTGACGCCTGCCAACTGATCCGGTGTAGAGAAAAGCCGGAACGTCGAAAGGCGCATGATTTTTTCTGTGCCATCTGGCACCAACGTAATTTGGTGCGCAACCACGTTGGAAGACCAATCGACAACCTGCAGTGGTTTGCTCTTGTCGGCCACCGGGGGCAACGTCAACGTAGTCGCCGCAGGATTTGAGCGCTCAATCGCAATCAAGGTCGTGTCTGCGTCAACAGTCGCCGTGTTCCCGGTGACTAATTGAAATTGGCCGCTAACGGATGCGAGTAAGACCGCGTCCCACAGCGCTGGCGTGGCTACCTCGTACTGTGCATCGGCAGCGTTCCACAGGTACACGACGCCTTCGGCAACCCACGACGGCACCGATGGTTTCAACCACACCGTTGTCGCCTGGTTGACGATTGGCGCCGTCTGCCCGACGTACAGATTGAACATGCCGGCTCGCGCCATCGCGGAAATGACGAAGTCGAGCCCCGGCACTTGCGAAACGGTAGCCTGGTTATTAACGTTCCGCAGTAGGGCGAGAAAGTCAGTTATGGGGTTGTACATGCCTTAAACCCCCTGTGCCGCTATCAATGCGGAAAATAGTTTCGGGGTCGCGAGTTCGTACTGTGCATCGGCAGCGTTCCAAAGGTACACGACGCCTTCGGCAGACCACGATTGCGTGGCCGGCTTCAGCCATACCGTTGTGGCTTGATTGGCTGTCGGTGCAGTTGCGCCGACGTACAGGGCAAACATGTTTGCCCGGGCAAGCGTTGCAATCACCACGTCAAGCGTAGGCGCTCGCACCGTGCGAGCCCCGCCCGCAGTGTTGCGCACCAAAGCCATAAAATCCGTGACGAAGTTGTACGCCATGTTCAATTCTTTGTTGCTATGATAACGTCAACGTACGACAACGTAAGATTAACGGAGTGCGTGTGCGACAGCCCGCCCCCGGTGTCCCCGGTGACGTTTGCCGCAAGCGCAGTTTGCACCGTGAACGACTGCGTACCGTCTTGGTGCACGCTGCCGCTGTAGTATTGATAAGTATGATGGTGCGGCGGGATTTGCGTCACGTCCAACGTCGTGCTGCCGACCGCAGTTTGTGCGAAGACGCTGGAAAACGCCGAACCCGCAACGCTGCCCACAACCCCCGACGTGACGCGCAAAGCGTAGTCGTTAAACGTCACGTTCTTTGTCCAGCCCGGCGGCGCGGCTGTCTGTTGAAACAGCATGACCGTGCCGGAAGGAAATTCAGCCGTACGCGGCCCCCATTGGGGGTCCGCACCAGGACCGTTGGTTATTAGGATTTGGCTGGCCGCACCCGGCGCCAGCACCTCCCAATCCGTGGCCCCGCGGTACAGAAAGGAACCCTGGACGCTGCCGAATAAACTATCTATGAGCGGAGAAAGCCCTATCCACGCCGGCAGCGCGCCGATGGCGTACAACAACTGACCGTCCGCGCCGACAGGCAGCCCCTCCCACACGGCGGGACCACGCACTATCAAAGTGCCTTCGGCGCCCCCAAAGGTCTGATCCAGTTGCGTGCTGCCGATAATATCGGTGGTGCCCGGTATGGGACTGACAGGCCACGCGCCGGCTGTCTTCGGACCGTAAATACCGCCCGGTTCGTCCGTACGGATGGCGAAGTCACCATTGTTGCCAACGATGTTGGCCGGGGCTCCGCCGGTCACGGTAAACCACGAGGCGCCGTTCTGCCCCGCGCACGCCTCCAGCATGCGCAAGAGCAACGCCGGGGACGCGGCAGCGTACGCCGCTGCCGCAGGGTCCCACAGATGCAAGACGCCTTCGGCCGAATAGCTCGGAACGGCTGTCTGCAGCCACGCCGTAATTGACTGATTAGCAACGGGGGCGGTTGCGCTCACGGACAGCGTAATAAGGCCGGCACGCGCCAACGCCTGTACCATGTAGTCCAGGCCGGGCATTTCCAGCTTAGAAACCTGACCGCCACCCGAGCGCCACAGCCCAAGGAAATCGGTAACCGGATTATACACCATGCGTGTCCTCCGCTGTCATTAGCGGGTTTTGAAGGACCGCAATGTTAGCGGGGTTGGCGGGCCACGCACCGGCCGCCTTCGGGCCGTAAATCGAAGGCTGTACGCCGTAGTTTGGGTAGCCACCGGATAGCAGGCAGTAGTCACCGTCAATGCCGATGTCGTTCGACGGCGCCGAAGATGAAAACCACTTGAGCCGCGTTTGATACGCCGCGGGCAGGACGTACAGTGAGTGGCCCCACGGGTCTAACCCCGTGCCGCGTCGGGTGTACAACTCGAAAGTTTGCGCGTCCACGTAGAAGTCACCGAGCACGCCGGCTTGCGGGGCTGGTGGACCATAGCCGCGTACAATCGCGCCAAACTGTTTTGTTTGCGCGTACGCCCCACCCTGAAACGTGCCATTGTCAAAACCCGACACTGTCAAACCCCGTGCGTATCTTGCGCGCTGTATATCGGATTAACATTGACGGTAATTGCGACGGGACCGGACTGCAGGCCCTGTTGCGCTACCGGGTCGCCCGCGCCGGCCGAAACCGGAATAGGCAAAATATACTCGTCAAGCAACCCGACAACGATAAGCTGCGTCGAAGGACTGTCCGCAATCGCGGCGCCCTCGCCGCTCAACCCAACGGGCGTGACGAAGCCGGCGCCCGCGGCTGCGATAGGAAGCGTGCCCCCGTCGCCGTTCTCGGGCCACTTATTGTTGGCGGTCTTCGGACCATAGACGGACGGCTGTACGCCGTAATTTGCCCAACCGCCCCATAGCAGGCAGTAGTCACCAGGCACCCCGATACTGTCGTCCGGTGCGGCGGAACTAAACCACTTGAGTTGCGTTTGATAGGCAGCGGGCACTTGAAAGAGGTAATGCCCCCACGGGTCCACGCCGTCAACGCCGCGTTTGTTGTACAAGAACCACGTCTGTACATCAATGTACACGTCACCGACAACGCCGGCCGGTGGCACAGGCGGGCCGAAGCCCCGCAATATCGAACCGAATTGCTTTGCCTGGAAGAAAACCCCGCCCTGCGTCGTGCCGTTGTCGAAGCCTGACACCTAGACCCCCGCCCCGCTGTCCCCTGTACGGTTAACCAGTAAGTCCATAACAACCCCGGTTCCGTCACCGTTGTTGATGTTCACAATACGCAGCCGTACCCAGCCCGTGCGGTTGGCGGCGCGGTGCGTCGCGACAACCATATTCTGCCACTGGTCAATGGGCCGTGCCGACGCGTCGGGGTCGCCGGAATACAGCTTCATTTCCATAAGGATTTGGACTTCGGGCGCCACGGGCGAAGGCGTGATGGTGCTCTGCGCCGCGGATTGAAAAGCCAGCGCCGCCCGTGACACGTTCACGGCGATGTTGTCGCCCTTGTTCACAGGCAGCCAGCCGGTGGCCGCGCCGATGGTGTCGGCGTAAACCGTGTCGCATTGCGCATTGATCCGCTTCGCGGAACCGCCCGGGCGGTAGAACATGGCTCTACTTCCGGCCCCGGCCGAAAGCGTTGCCGCCGGTCGTGGCGAAGCGCGTACCCGAGCCGCCGCCGTCCCCGTGCTTGGACTTCGCCAGCCGCCGGTTGCCGTCCGAAATCTCGGCCACGCCCCCCGGGTAGCGCTTGAGTTGGCCCGCCGGAACCGCTGGACGGCCGCCAAATTTCGTCTTGGGCGGCCCGCTTTCGTTCGGGTCGGTCATGTTGTTGCCACTCGGGTTAAAGCCCGTCTTGTGCCCGCAGAACCGCGTCATTTCGAACCCCGCTTCGTTTCGCCGCGCGTCTGCGGCTCAATTTTAGTCCTGTTTCGGCCGTTTCCAGCGCTCCAGCCAGCCCAGCTTATCAGACATTTGGAACAGCATAAAGCCCGCAGAAACGACCATATACAGGGCCGTTGGTGTCGGCATGTGCTCTAGGAGGTCCCCCAGGAAGGGCCACGAAAGCACGGAAAGGCCGGCGACCGGCCAGGTGAGTATGTCGCCAATGGTGTGGTGATGCATTCCAACCCCGGGGTGCTCACGGTGATTTGCTGCCATGTTTGTACCTCGCTTCGGAGTTCATCGGTACTAACTAATGTCCCCCGGAGAAAGTTTCATTCAGGAACCGTGCGGAAGGCGAAGCGTAGATGGTCCGCCCAAAAACGCGTGCAAACGCTGCTTTACTTCGTCGTTTGTCTTCGCAATTTCATTGCGAAGGGCGTCAATGGCCGCACCGGCTTGCCTGGTTTGCTGGGCGCCTTCCATCAAGAGCAACGGCAAAAAGCTGTCCACGCAACCCGACCGATCTATGATAGCTCCGGTCTGCGGGTCCGCACCTTTGATACTCACGAACTTAGGGCAATCGCACTCTGCCAGAATTTCGCGACACGAGCGCGCGAAACCGACCGCGGGACACCGTACGTTTTTATCAGGAAGCGACACCGACCGCCCCCCTTTCGGCTTGCAATCTTGCTTCCTCCAGCATTGTGCGCCGCTTTGCCTCCCACGCGTCCAAGAGCGGTTGATACGGCGCCGGGTCAGTAAACAGTTCGTTGGGCTTCTTCGAACGCGCCTTGCAGTGCTCGCAATGGTGCAACTTATATTCCACTTCACCGCGCGCACCGTCCCACTGGACGGCGTGTACGTCAAACGGTAGCGCGCTGCAATCGACCTCAAAGGCCAAGCTATCGACGGCCACGGTGTTAGTGTCGCGAATGATAGTGAAGCGCATGCCACTGTCCTTTTGAAACTGTCCGCGAAATTACGAAAACGCGGTAATCATAGCAGTCCTGCAGTTGGGTTTGTAGTCGCCGGGGTCGCTAGTGAAAAAACTAATCCGGGTATTGTAGTTCGCTGGCGAGCCCCAAATTACGTCACCCATTCCAATAAAAGCGCAGTTATTGGCGGGATTGTTGGCAAGGCCAAGTATGTTGGTCATGTACACCGAACCGTCGTCACCCATGTTCCATGGGGCGTTGCCGGGCAGAAAGCCGGTTCCCATTTCCGGTATGGCGAACTGTTTTCCGTGCGCCTTGGCGAACGCAATCGCCCACTGAAGGCGAAACGGGTACTGAGTGCCGACGGTTGCTGTTCCGAGACAGCCGTACGTCTCGTTCATCCAGCGCGCTATCGGGTCGGTCTTGTCAATATCCAACCCGCCATAGTTATACTGGTCCACGCCGATAACGTCCACAACGTCATCACCTGGGTAGTAGTCTTCGACGTTCGCAACGTTGTTTTTCCCAGCGGCGGGGTTCCAAACAATCTTCGCTCCGGGGAGCGCCGGCCTAATATCATTCAAGACAACATGCCGGAAAGCGGCATTGTACGACGCAGCATTCCTGCCGGTGGTGTCGTCGCAGTACCACGGCCAAAGACCGATACCGACGTTAAATTCGTGCCCGAGACGAATGTACGGGGCCGTGTAGCCCAGGGCTGCCAGTTGTTGACAAATCCCGTTGATGCCGCCAATCCCGGTGTTGTCGTTGTAAACCGTGTCGAGTGCTCCAGCTGTCACCTGGTCAAGTGAGACGCCAGTAACAGCCAGCGGGACTGCTAAGGATACGTTCGCGACCCCCAAAGCTGCGTAGCCACCCACCGCGCCGCCGCTGCCGGTGATAGCGTTGCCCACAGTGACCTTTAGAGTTGTGGCGTCGTCATAGCCAAGGAAGCCAACGCCAAGCGGGATTGTTCGGCGCAGCAACGATTGCATGCTGGCAATGTTGTTCGCATTGGTGCGGCCGTACCCGCAATAAACCCCCAACTTAACCCTATCGGAACGCCACGGGAGCGTTGGCGGCGCAACATACGGGCCGGCTATCTGGCCGCGCGCCGCTTTCCCGGCGAACGCCGCACCGGCCCCGCCGATCAATGCGCGCCGCGAAATCATTGCAGCCGTCCCGAAGACTTGAAAAACCCGATAGCTTCGTCGGCCGCACGCTGGTACGCGGTGGACGAAGCGTGCGTGCCGTCGGAAGTCGGCGTTTCCTTTATCGTGTCACCGATGCTGTGGTTGTTGGCGAAGGCAGCAAAGACGCTGCTTTGACACGGGCACGACGTTGTTGACGGTGCAGAGGACACAATCGCTTGCTCGACTTGCGCGGTCCCGGTCCCGACAGCAATCGCAGTGTTGATATTCAACGGACAGCTACTCTTGATAAACGTCTGCCCTGCCGTCACCGCAGTAGTCGAGATCGTACAACTAATCGAGTATATGTCCTCTCGGAACGTGTTTGCGGAACCGCCCACGTTCGTACCCGAGAAAGCCGGGCGTACGTCTAGGGATGCCGTCAACGGAGCCGGGGTGGTGAGTATGTAAGTGTTGACCGTGTCGCCAGCGCCAGTCGATGGCGTCCACCACGGGTTGTTGGTCCAGCCCTGCCCCCCAACGGTCGTGTAGCCGCTTTGGTCGGTAACGGTGACCTTGGCCGGCATGGTGAACTGCGTTAGTGGAGCCGAAGGCCACGTGGCCGAAATCGAAGTCCACCCAGCGTTAAAAGCGGTTTCCCAATTCGCGGCCGAGTTCGAACCGTCGTTCGTACCGCCTTCAATATAGACCTTGTTAAACGGCAGGTTTGGCAGCGCGGCGAAGAAAGCGGCGCGTAACTGCAGCTGCGAAGTTGTCGGAACGTCGGCCATTTTCGAAGACGCGACGCCCATGTTGAACGCAGGATACCGACGGGCGCCGTATGCGGTGCTCGACATGCCGCGTTCTAGCCAACCCGTTTCGCCACGAGGGCCGCCGTAATTGATATATTCATTGTTGCCGTACAATATGCTGTCACCGTACAACAACGGAACCGGCCTTCCGTCCCAGCCGGTAGCGACGCAAGTAACCGGGGACGGCACGTATTGCAGATTTCCGCTGCCCAAACCGTTGCCGATTGTCCCTCCGGTGAGGTAGGACGCCAGCGAAGACGACGAATAGAGCACGCCTTCATTGAGGTAGGGCTTGACCCGTGCCGCACCCACACGATTTTGGCCGGTTGGGGTGTAGCCTGTCGTGATGATTTGTACGGTATCGGTCTGACGGATTGGGTTCGGCGTGTGGACCGTAACCCAAAGGTAGCCGCCGCTGGCGATATTCCAGTTAGTTGAACTGGTGGCGAATGGCGAAAATGGATAGTAAACGCCGTTCAACAACAGCGAAACGCCGTCCAGGGACGTGTCGTTACCTTGCACCACTTCCGGCGAAGTGGTCGCAGGCTGTATCCACGTTCCCATAAATCCGCAGGTTAGGTTGTTAATCGGGTACTCGGGCGTCCCGAGCGTCACCGCGGACGCGAAATACTCACTCCCCGACGGCACGACGTTGTTAATCGTGTTAATACGCAACCGCGTTGTGGCGAACATGTAATTGTTCGCTTGCGCGTTGTACGTGCCAGCGTTAGCTGCAGAGCAAAGAAGGCACAGTAAGAACGTCAACAATCGCATGTTAGCCACCCTGCGCCTGGAACCCTTGGCAGTTGACGTACACCGCGCCAGTGCCGGAAGCGGTCAACGTAACGACCTCCATCAACGTGGCGGCGCTCCCCTTGAGCGGCGACGGGAACACGATATTTTCGCCTGCGGTAATGCCGCCGGTCCCGATCTTGGTTCGCCAAATCACGGTGCCCGCCGCGCCGTCCCTAATCGCTAACTCGGTAGCGGTCCCTAGTGCCTCCGACATGATCTGGCACCCGGTTACGAAGTTTCGCACGCCCGACGCACCGGCCGCCACCATGGTTACAGCGGTAGTGGTGTTCGAGATGCCGCCCGACGCAGCGACGTACGCCCACTGAGTTTCGGAGGGCGAAAAATCCTTGGTGATAAGCTGCCGTACCGGCGACATAGCCAGTTGGCCCATAGAGCCGCTGGAGTTTGCCGCGCCCGCGGTGTTTCGAACAACGCCGCCGATTTGAACGGGGTTGCCGGATGCCTGCGAACCGTCCGCGACAAGCCCTTGTGCTACGTCATAATCTTTGAGCGGGGACTGACTGCAGTTGATTGTCACCACCGCCGTACCCGTTTGGGCACCGAGCGCGGTTATCCGAACCGCCGTCGAGCCCTGGGGGTAAAAATTGAATATGTCCACCGCACCGGACGTGATGGTAGCACCCATGAGCCCGGAGCTTTTCTTCGAAAAAGCTGTTGCGGAGCCCCAAGTGATCCAGTTGATGCCGTCCACTGTGGATTGGCCCGACAGAGAGCCGGTATAGGTCCCGGTCACCTGCACGGTGCAGGACGACTGCCCATAGACGTTCAACGCGACCGTAGAACCGGCGGTGGCCGTTCCCGAGTTCGGGTTAAGGTTCTGCGTCGTAATGTTGCCCGTAACGGTCAAGTTGACGGGCTGGTTCGACACGACCTGGTCAGTGGCGGGAGTGCCCGGCGTGCCCGTCGAAAGCGGGTTGTTGACCACCACGCCGTTTGTGGTGCCGGGCGTGGTTTGGTCAATACCGACCTTGCCGACAACACTGGACCCCGGGCCTAAGGTGACAGTGCCGCCGCTGCCGCCCCCACCGTTCGGAATGTTGGCATTTTGCGCGTACGCCGCACCGATTGCGAGAGCAAGAGCCGCCGCAGTTAGGATTTTCTTAAGCATCGCGCGCCCCTTATTTCCAGTAGCTCACGCTCATGGTCGTCCCGATGACCTTAAGCGTTGACATGGATGCACCGGAAACCGGCAACGACATGCCGGCTTGCAGCACGCCCGCGTAATTGGCCGGGCTCGGTACGCTGCCGTCATATGTGAAGTACAGCGGGCCGCCGACCGCGGTAACGACCGCGTACGTGGCTTTCGCCGGCACCGTCAGCGTAGATGCGGCGGCAATGTTCACGTTGTTCTGTTCCCCGGCTACGATGATAGCGGGGCTGTCCACGGAACGGAATTGCGACTGTCCTTTGCGGACCGCGCGAGCCATCACACTGTTGGGGAATTGGTTTAGCGGGTCAACGCCGGCCATGTGTCACGCTCCGAGCGCTTGAGGGGGCAGGAATACGCGCCCCCGCAATGCACGGGAGCGCGTTAGTTCTGTTAGTGCGCGCCGATGGCGAACGGCAGCACCACCGCACCGGGGCCGTTGCCGGCGCCAGCGCAGACGCGGGCTTGCGTGTAGAAAGGCCAGTCACCACCGATTGACGCCTGGATAAAGGCGGACACACCGGAAATGCTGGACGGGCAAGCCATGCCCCACGCCAACGGAGTGCTGGCCGCCACGGTCATGGCAGCCGACAGGGTAATGGTGGTCGTGCCGTTGAAAGCGGCCACGGTGGTGCCCGAAGTGATGCCGGCGCCCGAGATAATGCAACCGACGCACGGCGGGTTCGCGGCGGCCGAAGCCGTCAGCGTCAGGGTGGTGGACGAACCCGACGTGGACCCGACACCAGTTGCGGACGAAGTGAACAGCGCCAAGTTTCCTTGGATGACGCGCAACTCAAGCGGGCCGTTGCCAAGGTCTTTGACGGTGTTGGCCGGGCTGACGGCCACGGGTAGCACGGTGACGACTTGCGCCAGCGCCGCTTCGGGCACCACCGTAGCCAGCGCTAGAGCGAAAAGCAGACGGAAAAGACGCTTCATGGGTTTAGTATCCCTAGGTTCGAGTTGTACGACGAAGGAAGCGGGCCGAAGCCCGCTAACCGTTAGTCAGCGACGAAGCCACCGCCGCCGGCAAAGTGCCGTGTGGGGTTGAACGTGACGCGGGCAACGAAACCAGCCGCCGTCGGGTCGTTCCCGATTTGCTCGCCCGAGCCGAGCACGCGCAACGGCAGGGTGGAGGTGTTGGCGAAGCTGGCCGGGTCGATGGACACGCCCGAGATACCAAACCGCGTCGATTGCTGCCCGGCGTTCGCTTTCACGTCGCAGCCGCCCGCGAGTAGCAGATTGAACGCGGTGCCCGGGACCGTCGGAACGGTTGCCGTCATTTCCAGGGTGGGGTCGGTTTCCACGAATGCCCACGCTTCGGTATTGGCGGGCACGTATTGAAAACCATTCTTAGCCATGTACAACGTAATGGGGCCGAAACCAACCACGACGCCCGCGATAAGCGAAGTGGTGTCGCCCGGAACCCAGCGGGCCATGTTCGGCGCCATTGACGCGTTGCCGAGCCCGGAGCCGCCACCGTTGCCGATGACTACCGAAGCGGAGGGCGCCGAAATGTTCGCCGGAAGGTCGCCGCCACCCTGCACGCCATGGGTGCTATCCGCGAAAGTCGCTATGTCGCCGCGGAAGATCGCCGCCGCGTTGGTGGCCGCAATGTGGAAAATGCGGACGCTGGCTTGCGCCTGGGGGCCGCCGTAAAGCGGAGTTGCGGGCAGAAGGCCGGAATAATGGCGGAAACCGCCGCCAAGCTGGCCTGCATTTACGATGTTGACCACTGGAAATTCTCCCTGTGTGGCGGTTAACCCAAATCAGTGGGCAAAGCATTACCATGGTTGAATGTCATACATCAAGTGGGGTGTATGACGCCCTACCCGCTAAATCTAGTGGCTTGCCACGCTGCCCGTTTTGTTGTACAGCGACGTACAATTACGTCAGGGGGTTTTACATGCTACTGTTAGCGGTGTTGCTCGTAGCACTAGTCCTTTTGAGTGTGTCGTTTGGTGTTTGGCTTGGGAAATGCGCGGTGTGGGTGCTGAAATGATGTTTCCATGGGAGCAAAAACCCGAACTGCAGAAGGACGCGAGCGGGTTGTACCCAGGCGAGCGCGAAACCGGGTTGCCGAACTTTTTACGGCGTACGGCGGCCCGGTCTTCCGCGGCGTGCGTTAGTCCCGCAGCAAATCTTCGACGCTCTGACCTAAATTGGCTTCCGCCTTGGGGGTCCACGTCTCCGTTTCATAGCGCATAGCCGCACGTACGGCGCCCGACACGCCACCATCCCGAGCGCGTTCGAATAGCAAAATCTCGCCTTCGGCCGCTGCTTGCGCCACTTCGGCTTCGTCTTTGACGCTCTGCCAATCAATACCGGCTGCAGCGGCTGCCAACTTCGGCGGAATGCCGTCGCGGAGCCGCTGCAGCAATAGTTCACGCCCTGTAAGCGGTTTCGGTTGTGCAAAGGTCCACGGAAATACGGACACTTATTTTATCACATGGCCGCGCCACGTGCCCCCGCGGTTCCCAAAACATCGCGCATGCTGCGTCCCACTTCCGCGTCGCCCGCGTTTTGGTTCACCAAGTCCGAGAACTTCACGGGGCTACCGGCGGCGCGCTCGCGTGCCCACTCTTTCAGAAGCGTTGCCATTTTCGCAACCTTCACCACCTTGCCGACGCCCGGGATGCCTTCGGCAGCAACGGTCCACGGAACGGTCGCTTCGGCCACGTCGCCTTTAACACCGCGAATAGCACGGTAGGCGGCCACTGCCTGCGGGTCGTCATGCGCGAATGCGACAAACTTACGTTCGGCATCGCGCCCAGCTTCGCCCGTCAGCTTCGCGGCTTTCATCAAATCGCCACCGTTCGTCGCTTCCATCAAATTGCGGTAACGTACGTCAAGCACTTTAAGCCGCTGCATAAACGCTTCGCCATCTTTTTCGCCAAAAACGTACTTCGCGGCTTTTTCCTGTTGCGCGCGTACGCTGTCGGCCAGCGTACGGTAGTCTGCGGCAAGCTGGGTACGCCCTGCGCTGGTGCTCGTGAGCGCGTCACGCTCCAGTGTCAACAACGCCGAACGCGCTTGCTGCAGTTGAACCCACTTTTCTTGCCAGTTTGCGGCCGGCGCGGTAATAGCCATTTCCGTACGCTCGGCTGCGCCCTTCAGAGTGTCGGACATTTTGGCATTTTCGGCCGTCGCAATCGGGCCATCTGCCAGTTTGGGCGTAGGTTTCACAGCGCCGCGGCCCTTGTCGGCCACTTCGTTCTCTAGTTGCTGGTAGCCGGCGCCAATGCGCTGTTGTTCAATAGCACCCGGGCGGCCCACTTCTGCCTCTTGGCGTTTGTGCGGTATGTTGCCGTCGTCCGTGGTGCTGACTTTGTGGGCGTACGCCGCTTCCTCCGGGTTCAAGCCGGCATCCTTCAGCGTCTGTTCCGCTTTGGTCTTGGCCGCTTCTGCCGCTTCGTACTTCGGGTTTACGGTAGCCGCGGCGCCGTTCGCGCCCGGTATCTTCGGCGCTTCGCTCGACAGTACCTCTTGCGCTTCCGAGTACGCCTTGGCAGCGTCGCGTACGGCTGTCTTGGCCCCCGATGAAAACATGCTGAAGACTTTGTGGCCGATCATGCCGAGCGCGCGGCCGAACGCCTCGCCACCAGCTGCCAGCGCCCCGCCTTTCAAACCCTCGTCAACCACGTCGGCGCCGTCTTTGCCTTCCAGCGCCGCGCTGCCCCCGCTCACGGTGCCACCGCCGACAACACGCGCCGCAGCGGCAGCAACCGGCCGCGCTTCGGACGCGACACCAAGAACGGCGCCTAGCGCGCCTTCCTTCGCAATCCGCGTAGCGCTTTGCCCGTTGCCTTGGATATAGTCTTTCAGCGCCTGACCGCCGGCACCGCCCGCCGCGCCACCCGCGATACCGCCGACCGGGCCACCCGCTACCGTGCCACCGACGGCGCCAAGCGTGGACCCGATGGCAGGCGCGTGCTCTACGCCCGCGTCAATTATCGCCTGCGATGCCGCGTGTTTGTCTTCCTGCGTACCGCTCACGCCTTGCATGAAATACTTATCCAAGGTGTTGCGCACGCGGCTCATGAACCCGGGCTTGTCACCGTCACCGCCCGGCAACGGCTTCACGCCTTCAGGCGTGGGCTGCAAGCCCTTCGTCATTTCGGTATCGTAGCGCTCCAGCACCTTGGCCACCGTCGGGCGTCCGCGGAAGAACAGCGGGTTGTTGCGCGCCGCCGCTTCGCCAACTACCGAGCGCGCGTCCGCATTCGGGTCTGCGCTCAACAGCTTTTGCGCTCCCGTAGCCCCGATGTTGTGGGCGACGTACAACGACGTATCGTTAACCGGCATCCCGGCTTTCTGCAGCGCTGAAGCGTTCTTTGCCGTCAGCGTGGCGAATGCTTCGGCCTGTTGTGCGGGCGTAGCGTCTTTCGCATGCGCGGGCGCCCCAGCCGGCTTGTTTTCGTTCCAGGTCCCGTCGGTCAGCATGAACGCGCCCGATGCCGAAGACATGGGCTTGCCATCGGGGCCGCGGCCGGTGGTTGCCGTCCACGGGTCTTTTTCCCGGCCGCTCTCAATCCGCTGTGTCGCAGTAACAAAAGCAGGCGACGCACCCGGGGGCGTCGGCACGCTGACTTGCTGGCCTGCGATAGTGACAGGCGCGGGCTGTGCTCCGCTTGCGGGCGCTCCAGGCGCAACCGGAGCCGGTGCGCCCGTGGGCTGTGCCGGCGGAGCCGCCGTCGGTGGCGAAGCACCCGGAACCTGCGGGCCGCTCGGGCCTGTCCCCGGCGTTGGCGTGCCCGTGGGCTGCGCTTGCTGTTGCACAGGCGTAGCAACGCGGTCACCGCCCGGCGTTTGCGTGCTCGGGTCCGCGCCCGGAGGCAGCGGCACGGCGCCAGCACCAGGACGTTGCGCGCCAAGCTGAAATACGCCGTCCCCGCTGCCGATGGCTTGGTGATTAGGCAGCATGCGCGCAATCTGCCCGAGCCGGCCGCGCTCTATGGCGTCGTCAATCGCGCCCTTGGTTTCGCCTTTCTCCAGCCCGAACACGGTACGGTCAAGCCCGAGCGCACCGGCACGCTCGGCCAGATTGCCGATACGCTCGCCCACGGCTTTATCGTTGTACGTTTTTAAAACGTCCATCACGTCACGGATTTGCTGTTGCGTCTTGGCCGACAAGTAGGGTTTATCGGCGTTCGCAAATAACGTATTCAGCGCTCCGTTGTAATTCGAAATCAGCCCGTCGATGGCGCCTTGCGCCCAGCCCCGTTTGGCCAGTTCGATTTTCAACAGCCCGACATTGGCGCCACCGGAGCCGCCGCGCAACATTGACGCCAGCCCTTCCGCGATGCCCTGTTGCACGTTCGGATTGGTGTTGATCTTGCCGGCCGCTACGTCGTTGCCCTTGGCGCCCTTAGTGGCGAGTTCGTACGTGCGGTTGAAAGCCCGGTACTTCTCCAAGTCTTCTTTGGGAACGGCGGTCTTGGCAGCTTCGCTGATCTCTTTGCGCTGTTCCGGCGAAGCCAGCGCAAAGTTTTTGCCCAAGTCCCTAGGGTCCCCAGCGCCGTTGACCACGAGCCCGCGGGCGCCAGATGCCGCGTTACGCGACCACGTCCCGTTGGTGATTTGGTCGCCGTAAATGGTCGTCATGCGGCCGTTATACGTCTTGGCTTCCTTTTCTTCCATCGGCTGGTAGGTGTTGCGTTCCTCCAGCTTGGTACGGATGGCGTCAATACCCACGCGGGCGTCACGCAACGCCTTGCCTTCCAGCGCCTTGCTGTTCTGAAAATCGTTGAAACTGCCGGGCACTTTCATGCCGAGCGCTTCCAGGTCGGACAGCGCGCCTTCCTTGCGCAACTGATCCAGCTTGGCGACGTACTGCCCCTGATTTTGCATGCCGGCTAGACTGTCGTACGCGTACTGCGCTTTGGTCAGATGGCCCGCCACAACTTCGTGTACCTGGTCTTGGATGGCTTCGGCCGATTTCGGGTCCACCGCCTGCAAACCCTGAAACGCGCGCATGTCGCCCTTGAGCGCTCGCGCCTTGGCCACTTCGACGCGGTCGGCGGTGCTGGCTTCGTCGGGCAGCGCACCGGGCTCAAGCCCGAGTGTGGCGGCTTGCTGTTTACCTGCCGCAATGGTCGCCTGTTGCTGCCGGATTTGCTGCAACTTTTCGGCGGCCTGCGGCGCGAAGTTGCGCGCGGCTTGGACGCCTTCGGGGTTGAAGAACTGCAGAAGCGGGTTGGTCGCCACTTCGTTGGCGCGTTTGATACGCTGTTGCAGCATGTCGGCGGACTGATCCAACGCCGTCATTTCGGGGTCGGGTGCATGGTAGTCCGGGGCGCCGAGTAGGCGGCCCAGCTTCTGACCGAATGACGGGCCGCTGTCGGGCGCCTGGGCGTTGGCCATGGCCGCGGAAGGCGGCGCCAGCGAAGTCGGGGCGCCCACGCTCGGGCCACCGCCGAAAGTCAGCCCCGAGCCGAAATCCGGGGTGTCTCCGCCAAAAGAAGCGCTGTCGTCTGCCATGTGTCGCCCTTCCACCGTACCGATTTGGGGCGAACATAGCACGGCGCGGCGTGGGCTGTCACCGGGGGCCGATTTTAGTGCTTGACGGCCCTTTCGGCGGCTTCCCGGCCGTCCATGGCGTTGTGGATCAAAATAGCCGCGTCTTCGCAATCGGGCGTAGGACGGCACCAACAATCAATGGAATGCCGATGCGGTCGCATGTCGTCCTTAGGAACCACGTGCCGGCGGCCGTCGTTACCTTGCCAGATTTGCCAGCCGGGATTGCCGCGCGAGGTCACTCGTCTTCCTTCGTCCAGTGAAACCATGCGGTGCCCTGGATGCTGAAATGAAAATCCACGGTGCGACCCGGAGTGCCGTCGCCCCAGCGCACCCGTACGCCGGTCTTGTCGGTTTCGGTGACGGTGCCGTGACTTCCGGTCAAGCCGTTGTACACTTTGTCGCCCGCTTTCAATGCTGAAAATTCCTGTACGTCCATTACTTCGGCTCCCGGGTTGGCACACGCGTACGGTGGTACTCGTCGTGTTCGTCTAGCAGGTCAACCACTTCGCGCAAGATGCCGCAAAACGCGGTGCCCGAAATAGCGTACGCCGAACCGCTTAGCCGGCGGCGCAGTCTGTCAATGCGCGCGGCGCGGCTGCGTTGGTCGTCATGTGGAATGATTTTCATTTGTTTACCTCGTTAACTTAGCAGGGCGCGACTGTTCTTTTGATTTGCCGGGCGGGGGCTCCCAAAACCACCAGCCGCCCCATACTGGTCCCGGCCTTCGTTCGTCACTCACGTCTCGTCCTCCGGTTCGTTCGGTTGGTAGTTTTTCCACGCGCCAGCGCCACGACCTTCCACCAACCTTGCGCGGACAACCCGGAAACCCTGTTTATAGGCACGGTTCCAATCCCCAGGAAGCAAACCGAAGGTATGGGGTCTTTTACAAGCAAAGGCCGCGTTCACTTGTGCAGCTTCGACGCTTTCAACAATGCGGTAGTCAAGGCTGCCGTCGGGCCGGCGAAAAGTAAAACCGTATAGAATAGTCTTCATTTGTTTACCTCACGGGCAACGCGGTTAGTGCAGCCACGGCGACACTTGTGTTGGTGCGGGCAAAAAGCGTTTGCACAGTGCATTTCGCGCCCGCCAATTTTGTAACCAAGGTAAGTGCCGCTGTGTGCGGTCTTCTCCGCTCCGATTTGGGCTGCCGTCATGAAAAAATTAGCGCCCTCCCCGTACATGTCGGAAAGCGGGACGTGCTGCCCGTCCTTCGTAAAGCCGATGCCGTGGATTGCTGCATCGGCGACCGCACGCTCTTGGGCTGGCGGGGCGAGGGCGGCGAGCGCCTGTTGTTTCGCCAGCCGGGTTGCTTCATCAGTCATCGCGCCAACCCCCACCAAAGAAAACTGCCCCAAATGAATGGGGACAGGACGATTAAAGCTGCCATAGCATAGTCAATTGCTTCGTCGCCCCTGGTCACGTCAACCCGAAAGCCGCGGTGCCGGGTGTTTCGCGTGCACCAACTGACAACGGCCAAAACGTACCCAACGACAAAAAGCATTTTCATCACTCGACCTCGCGCTGGCATTCAGACGCGGCGGCGCGGGCGGCTTCCTCCCGCTCAAGAGCGGCCCTCAAGCGGCCCGTTCGAACTCCCTTAGGAATTTTGTCTTCGTCGGTTGCGTACGGCCAACCCCTATGGCTGATCTCCCACCAAACGCCGGGCACCGACATTCCACTAATTGTTGGCGCCTGGCGCTCGGCGGCGGTCCGAGCGTGGGCGCCCCGGAAGCGGTACGATGCCGTACACAAAAACATGGTGCGACGCATACGGAATTTCGAAGCGGCTTCGACGTTGCGCTGGATTGCGCTCGCGTCGTCTCCGATTGATACGTTGCAGATAATGCACATTTCAATCTTTCTCCACATCGAAATGGCCGCCGAGCACGTCCGCAACTTTGGACGGCCCAAGCTGGTGCTGCAAGGCATCGGTGAGCCGGGCTACCAACTCCGTCAAGTTGTCCACGCGCTCTTGCAGGCGTTCTAGAGTGCCGTCCGCATGTACGGGTTCGCTGACGACGTTGCACACGGCTTCAGAGACGGGAACGGAGTACGCAACGTTCACGCGCTTGCCGAATTGGAGCGGGTAGCATTTCATGGCTAGTTCTCCGTCGCCTGGTAAAAGCGGGTGCGGTCGAACTTAGGATTGTCGCGCGCCAGCAAGTTACCGAGAGCCGTCACGAGTTGATGCCAAAGCACGAACTCCGCGGATTGCTTGCGGTCCGGGCGCGCGGCGGCCAGAACTGCCGCAACAGACATGGCGTCAAGGTTCTTCATTGTTCTGCGCCCTCGCGTACGTCGCGCATTCGTACCGATACCTGCGGCACGCGCTTTCGGTAGACCGGCAGCATGGCTTCCGCTTCGTCGCGTGCGCGGAAGGCTTCGACGGCGTACCACTTGCCGGGCGTGTATTCCGCTTCGACCACGTAAGGGCGTTGTTTGCTCGGGTTGGCCATCACGCCACCTTCGCCGTACAGCGCAGCGTGTACACGTCCTTGCCGCGCTTAATGAACGGTTCCGCAGCGGCGCCGAGCCCGCTCCGCAGTTCCTTGACCGACACGGTTTCGCGGCCTTCGGAAATGGACATAGTAGCGTCGAACAACGCCCCGTCGCGAAACTCGGCCTTGCCGGTGGCCTGCAGCGCGGCCTTGATGGCTTCCAGCTTGGCTTCGATGGCGGCAGCTTCGGCCTTCAGGCGGCCGTACGCGTCCACCAGGTCACCTTCGTTGAAAAGGGCTGCGGCTTGCAGGATGGTAACTTGATTGGGGGTTAACTGTTGCATTGCGCTCTCCAGCGGTTGGTTGTGTTCGTGTTGTACGTGGCAGTTCGGGGGCTGTCAAGCCCCTAGTCCTGGTACTCCGCATATTTGCAATGAATGTTCCTTAGGGAGAACGTCACGTTACCGCAGGCAACGGTCACGAAGCCGTCGTGAACTTCGGTCACCAGCACTTCGCGCTTGTGGTAGAAATTCAAGCTGTCGTCCACGATAACGTGGTGACCAACTTTGATTTGAGACTTGCGGGCCATGTTGCGCTCTCCAGCGGTTGGTTGTTGTGTTCGTGTTGTACGTGGTTTTCAAGCCGCCGTCAAGCGGCCGATGATTTCGCGGGCGCACTCCGCAACCGCAGCTGCCCGCAGGCCAGCGTCAACGACGGCCAGATGCAGGCGCCAAGCTTTGCAGTGTGCGTCGTGCTGCAGCGGGCCGCGCGCTTCGGTGAGCGCCTGGACGAAAATTTCGGTGCGGCCTGCGATGCCTGAAACGGGGTGGGCCATGTTGCGCTCTCCAGCGGTTCGTCGTTTCGATGGTTCTGTTGTACGCGCGTCCTTAGGGATAATCAAATCACGAAATGTTACACTCGCGCCATCCGGCGTTCGTGGCGCCGGCCGTACATGTACGCAAGTTCGGTGTCCATGTTCAACAGCCACGCCAGCTTGCCGGTTTCGTGGGGCTCGCAAATCGCGTCCCAATGCGCCACAGCCGCTTGGCCGTTGATAGGCGACGCAGCCACGGCCAAGCGTAACGCCGAACGTGCGGGCTCGGTAGCCGCCTGCAGCACGCGTTGTTTGCGCTTGGTGCGTTCGAAGTCCGCGCGACGTAGTTTGCCGATGGCTACGAGATCGTCAACCACCGATGCTAACAGGCCGCCACACAGCCGCGCCAACTCCGCTGGCAATCCGACGCGCTCGCAAGCCGTCGTCAGCGTCTCGCTTTCCAGCCGTACAAGCGGCCGTATGCTGTCAACGGCCTTGAAAGCCGTCTCAAGCGCGATCTGCGAAATCCGTACCGCTGGCAGGGCGTGTTCCATTCCCCTCCGTTACCACGTTTGGTCCATTCGGACAATCCCTAGCGTAGCGCATGGGGATAGTCCATTCGGACCCCCTTCCTTAGGGAATGCTCTGTAGGGAGCATCCCAAGACCCGTAGGGTTAATGGACGGCACCCTTAAGGACACTCCCTAAGTACCAATCCCAATTAGGACGCTCCCTAAGGACGGAGCAACTTAATCCCTAGGGAGTTGTAACATTTCGTGATTTGACCATCCCTAAGGATGTTTTTAGGGTGGCTTTGTCGAACAACGAACCGCTGGAGAGCGCACCAATGTCAAACGCAGTCGTCCACGTCGCCACCATCGCAGCCTACCCGATCAAGGACGAATTGGGTGGCGGCTTCCGCGGCGTGTACAAGCCCGTCGGCGGTGAGCGCGTCCCTTCCGAGCGCTTCGAAACCCTGGAGGAAGCGAAGTTCTGGGCCAAGAACGAAGCGTGGAAGTTGCACACCGGATGCCGCTACGCTCCGCTCAACCGCCGCGGCGAATACCTCGCCAACATATGGATTGACGCGTAAGCCACACACGTACAACCAACCGCTGGAGAGCAAAACAATGACCACCTACAAAGTATATTGGATTAATTTCGCCGGGCACCGCAGTTACTTGGGCGTGGTTAGAGCGCCCACTGCACCCACGGCCCGCATAATAGGGCGCCGCGTCTTTGGACCCTTCGGGAGTGGGCAGGAAATCGAAGTCGAGCCGGTTGACGCGTAGGGACTGTAACATTTCGTTACTAGACAGTCCCTAAGGACGTTGTACAAATGCGTACGTCAACACGAACCGCTGGAGAGCGAAACATGCTGAAGCTTCTGGAAACCTACCGAGCCGACCCCACACTGAAGAATGCGCAGAAGGCCCGCGCGTACAGCCGCAAGCACCCCTTCAGCGCGTGCCTGCTTTCTTCGGAAATGTCCGATTTGCTGGCCACTGCCATTCACCACGCGAACAAGGGGAGCCGCTAACATGACCGCGTCTGACACCGGCATGTTCAAATACGCCGACGGCTGGGGGCTTAGCGCCCGCATACTTCGCCTGTACAACGACCACGCGGATTATTGCCGCAAGTGCGCGTTACACTCGGGGCAAGACCCGGAATGGCTGCCTAACAGAGTTCGCGAGATCGCTTCCGACCGCGAACTGGTATGGTGCTGACATGGATTTCGAACCCCTGAAGCGCGGCGCCACCACGGGCACGGACCTGGTTTACTCGTCTGACGACGGCGGATATTACCTGGAACAGTTCGCCACCCTCCCGGGCAAGACGCGAGTTAGTGTCCGCGTTTTCAAAACGGCTGAAGATGCCAAGCGCGCTTTTGAGCGCGGGGACGTAAGGTGGATGCCATGGACATGAACTCGCGCCCGGAAATCGAAGTCGTGTACGACGAACTCGCCGCGTTCTGGACCTTCGGTCGCGAGGCGTGGCACGCCACGTTCGGCGGCTTCGATCTTGATTGCACCGTCGGCAGCGGGCCTACACCGCTAGATGCAATCGTGGACTTGCTGGACAAGGCGGAGGGGCTGTCGTGAAGCCCCGGCAACTGCATATCATGACCGAACGCAGAAGCCCCACGCACGTAATGGTTATGTGCTCGTGTGGCTGGAAACGTGAGATAAGCCGTCGGCAAAATGCGCTCGCTAGGAACGCCAAGGTTAGAGCCGCCGAACGCGAGCATGAACAGTTTGTGAGGTTGTCATGCACCACGGATTAGGCGCCCTCGCCCTGGTGGCCGCTATCGCGTATGTCTTTGGCGAGCGCACGGCACGTGCCGCGGTTGGCCTGGTGTTGGTTGCCGGCGGACTGTTCTTCGCGTACATCATGTTTCGAATTGCGACGGGAACTATTTAATGCCCCTACAGTACGCCGGTTGCTACTTGCTCGACCTGTATTGCGACCAACTCAAAGCCGGCCCGGGCGACAGCACGACGCAGGACGGCATACACGGGTACGCCGAATTTCCGCACCAATTCACTGGCAGCACGTTTGGCCAGTGTGCAAAGCAAGCGAAAGCCAAGGGCTGGCGTATCAACCAAATGAAACGTACCGCGCGCTGTCCGAAATGCGAAGGGAAACCATAATGAACGACCGTACGCTGTGGACGCGGGGCCGAACTGGCGACTTTGATTTGAAGACGCACAACGGCAGGATGAAAAAATATCGGAACTTGACCGAATTTACGCGCACGTGCCAAACCTGCGGCAAGCCGTTCTCCATTCACGTAACGCCGAAGATTGCAGCGGGAGAAGCCGACAGCAACAACTTTGGCCTGAAGAACTGCGAAGAACACCGGGGCCGTAAAGGGAACGTGCAGGACGACGTACGCATGTCCAACGACGTTATGCGCGAAGAACTGGCCGGGCTCTACGAGAAAAACCGGGAGCTATTCGCAGAAGTGCAAGTCCTTAAGGCCCGGCTTGCAGTGTACGAGTTGCCGGCGGCCATGGAAGCCCGAGCGGTCGCAGCGGCGGAAAATCCCGGCACGTCCGAAGCGGGTATGTTCGCGCCGCCCTTGACATTCCCATGGCAGAGCACCTAAAAACGAAGCCCCCGACGCTGTGAACGCCGGGGGCTGGGCTCCATTCGGAGGCTCACCAGCAACCCGCACTTGGAATGCGAATTGCCTTTTCCCAATAACATACAGGATTTCTGGACGCAAGCCGTTGCACGCGGGCTGTTCCCGCTGGCTATCGCGCGCAATTCCAAGGCGCCTATCGGTGAGGGCTGGAACGTCTGGAGCCACCCCATTCCACACCCAGGCGCGGGCGGTGTGGGGCTGCGTTGCGGCGACGGCGGGTTGACCGCATTCGATTGCGACACGTCCGACCCGATAACGTCGGCCAGATTGTTGCAGGCGTTCCGTGAAGTGCTCGGCTCCAATATCCCTGTACGGTGGGGCCGTAAACCCCGTTTCCTTATTCCGTTCTTTCTCAAGGACGCGCCCGTACAGGGCCGTACGTTCACGTTCCCCGATGGCGAAAAGCTGCAGCTTATGGGTGGGCAGTTCGTCGCATTCGGCAACCACAAGGACACGGGCGAGCCTTACCAATGGGAAAATTGGGACGTTGAATGGCCGCGGCTGACGACGCCCCAGCTTCAGCAAATCCTATCCGACGTGCCCACGCGAGCCGGAACGTCGCTTCGCTTCACGGCCGAGCACGAGACAGCCAGCGAAGATGAACTGAAGTACGCCACACCGCAGAACCTTGACGAGTGGCAAGCCGGCCGCGATGCTGCCGTTCGCTATCTCGGCATGCTGAAGCATGACTTAATGGGGCGTACGGAGGGGCGCGGTTCTACAATCTTCGCGCTGGTGGGCGTGCTGAAATTTGCCATGCAGCACGGCATGTGTACGCGGCAGGAAATCGAAGACGCCATAATTCAAGCCGGGCACCACCTGGACGAAGGTATCGGCGGCCGAAAGCTGGGCGAGGAAATCAATCGGCAAGAACAGCTGCCCGTGTTGCGCGGCAACCTGATAATGCAAGCGGTCATGTCCCGCCGTACGCTCGTGCAGGGCTTGGCCGATGCCCAGCAAGCGCCGACGCTCGTACCGCACACCGGCTTTGAACTCTCACTAGAGGACACCACCGACGAACTGCCGTGGCTTCTGTATCAGCGTCTGCTATGCGGCGAAGTTCACTTTTTCACGGGGCACAGCGGCGCCGGCAAGTCAACGGTGGTTAGTGACGCTGTCCTGGCCTATCTCACGGGGCGCTCTTGGCTTGACGCTGACATAGAGCGCGCCAGCGGGCACGTGCTTTGGATTGCCGCTGAAGACGACTACGGCACCGAACGGCGCATGCGCCATCTGGTCAAGCAAGAACCTAACGCCCGGGAACTGGCCGCTCGCTTCCACCTGATACGCGGGTGCGACGGTGCCAGCCTGGAACAACAGTGTATCGCGCAAGTCCAGGCAATGGCCGCCATGGGCATGCGCGTGGACATGATAGTGTTGGACACGTGGGGCGCGTCGGGGCTCTGCTTTGCCGACAACGATACCGAAGCCGTTCTAAAAGCCATGTTTGTGCTTAAAAACATCGCCCGGCGTACGCAGGCCGCCACCGTCGTTACCGACCACTTGCCACTCGGAAACGAGGACGCATGGCAGAAAGGCAACGGCGCCAAATCGGGCAATGCCGGGTTTATGTACCGCGTCACCGCCGGCCGGGGAGACGAAATATCCATCGACTGCGGCAAGGCGCGCGGCGCCCCAAAAGCCAAAAGTTACGTTGGCCGCGTCGTGTCGGAGAACTATGGCAAAGACACGAAGGGGCGCGACACCACCGTAAACGTATTCAAACGTACAACAGTGGCCACGCCTCAACAACGCGAGCAAACCGCCGTTATGAAGCTGGCCGCGATGCTGCCCGGGGTGACAGCCATCGGCATGGACGCCCTGCGGGCCGGCAACATGGTGTCGTTCGATAGCGTGGCGGCCGAGATAGGCGGTAGCATCAAGGGCGAACGCCCGCAGTACGTCGTCAATAAGGAAGCCGCCGCTAAAATGTTTGAGAAGGACGCACTAACGGCGTTGCAGAACTCGGGCTATATCCGCGCGCTACACGGCAGCCCATTTTTGGCTGTACACTCGCCGGCAAATGTTGTACAGCAACCCGTAGCGCTTCCGTGGTCTGATTTCAGGCCGCCTGACAGGGGCTTGTTTCCGTGGCAATAGACGAGTGGAACGGGATTTGCGCCTGCGGTAAAACGGCAAAGGACGGGATAAGATGCAGTCTAGGAGCGACGCATACGGGGTTGGCGAAACCGTCGTTTCCGTGGTTGACGGAGAACGCGGCACCGTCGTTTCCCTGGAGCGAGCCGGTGGCGTCTTCTTTGTCGAGTGGCGAGACGGTGAATTTCCCGTGGCATACCCCCTCGGAACCGACCAAATAAGAAGGGTGTACCCGTGGGAAATGTGACGGAGTACCGCCCTAAATGGCCGTGGGAGATCGACGCCCCCTCCGCACCGTTAGAAGACACGGTGGCGAAGATGCAACGGGATATGGCGTACATGGTGCAGTACACCAGCGTACTTGTACATTCGCCCCACGAGGCGTTGCAAATTCTCGTGAACACGCCACGGGGGCAAATCGTGCCGCGCGGGGAGTGCAAATTCACAGACGGGACGGCACTCGAATTTCAGGACCTGGGCATGCCGCAACCCGGCGCCCCTAGAATGTCGGTCGAAGAATTGATGCAAAGAGTATGGACGATTGCCAATGAATTAGGGCTGGAAATCAAACCATGAAATACTGGCCTATGACGGTGATACGTTCTAGCCCCTTGATGCCGTCGTACTTCCAACCTGAATTGGACGACATGGCGCGGACGCTGCGCCTGTCGCAGTTGGCCGTCACCGCCTGCGGCCATGTTGCCGACAACACCCGGCCCCGGGAAATGCCAAACCTGGTTATCATCGAAACGCTCGGCAAGCCCGCACGGCAGGCGTTCCTCAACCACCCGACCGACGACGAGTGGCTAACGTTGGAACGGCTGGCAGTTATCCAAAATGACGTACAACAGTTTTTAATTGTTGACGCCATGCATTAGCGTGGTAACCTTGGCGAATGTTGTACATTGAACCGCTGGAGAGTGCATCATGAAAGAATTTTTAGTAACGCGCGTCGCCACGCGCAATCCTGACATAGAAGGGCGTACGCTGTACCTGACCGTAATGGGGTTTTGGACGCTGAATAAAGACAACGCGCGCAAGTTTGACAGCCGTACCGCGGCGGAAGAACAATGCCGCAAAGACTTGGAAGGCTGCGAGGTGGTGCAATCATGATCTTAGGAATGACAAAACGCGAACTTTGCGCCTACACCGTCGGAGCGGTGCCTATCGCCGTCCTGTGGTGGTTTGCATGGGTGTTGCTGCCATGACGGCCGCCCACGAAAAAGCCGCCGCAACTCATAGGTTACGGAGTGCGGTTTTTAACCGGCGACACGTCCGGTACGCTGTACGTCTGCAGTGGCGCAACCCCGAAGGACTGCGCCCCGGTGGCGACCCGATGAATTGGAAAGACTGGCGCGTGTTTGCTGCCATCCCTATTCTGTTTCATTCACGCGACGAAGCCACGGACTACCTGCGTATGGTGGATATTTTCAAGAACACCGGCCGCAAACCGTCGTGCACAATCGAGAAAGTAACGCTGCCATGATCTTCGACAAAGACGGGAAACCGGGATTGCGGATTGAGAGCGCCGCGAGCGTGACGCTACGCGGCACCCTCAAATCACACATGGAAATTTTCGCCCATGTTATTCAGCACGACCACGCCGCCGGCCAGTCCGTAGCGGCGGCGTACATTGACGGGCTCGCCGGCACGCTGGCGCTGATTATCGCCAAGCAAGGCGACGCGGAAGGCATCACCGACCGGACCATCAAAACATTGCGTGAAGCCATCCAACGCGACTTGCGACATTTGAGACGGGGTTAAAAGCGCAACGCGATGACGCACAACGGCTACCATACTACTATCCTAGCCCCGTTCGTTCCGAGACGCCATCAAACCGAAGGCGTCCAGGCGCTAATTGCCTTTGACGGCCGCTTTTCGGTGGCCGAAATCACGGTGGCCGGCGGTAAAAGTGACATGCTCGCCATGCTGGCGCTTCACTACCAGCAACTCGGGCGGGTTATCGTCGTTGCACACAATAAGGAACTTGTCGTACAGAACAGCGCCGCGCTGAAGCGGCACGGCATCAACGCCGGCATTTGTTCGTCGTCTATCAGCACCAATGCATTTGCCCGGGTAACGGTTGGCACCATCGGCAGTATTGTAAATCGCGTGCATCTGTTCCGAGACGTGGTGGCCATCCTGGTTGACGAAGTTCATATGGTGCCACCCGCGAAGTCGTCACAGTACCGCCGGCTATTCGACAAGCTGCCCCACGCCAAAGTGCACGGGCTGACGGGAACGCCGTTCCGTGCCGACGGCACCGGGGACCTCGCCAAGACCTTCGGGCCTATCGTGTACCGTTACACGTTCCTAGACGCCTTGCGCGACGGCTATGTGAAACCGCTCGTGCCCGTGGACGCGGGCGAAGACGAAGTAATTAACGTCGAAGGGCTGGCGACAAAAGGCGGTGACTTCGACCTGGAAGACATGGCACCGCGCGCCATCAAACTGGCGCCCAGCCACGTCAATACCGTTGCCGAAGTCATGCAGAAGTTTGGCCGGCGACGTGTTTTGGTCTTCTGTTGCAATATCGAACACGTGGACAAAGTAGAGGAAGCTTTCAAGAAAATCGGCGTGCCTCGCGTCTTCGGCGTGCACTCGCGTTCGGTGGACGGCAAGCGGGATAAATCCGTACAGGCGTTCCGCAACGACCCCAACGGTGGCGTGCTCGTGTCCTGCAACATGTTCACGACGGGTTTTGACGTACGCGACATTGACTACATGGTGTTCTGTCGGGCCACCAAGAGCGCAGTCTATTACGCGCAAGGCTTGGGACGTGGCGCCCGCGCCGACGGCATCAACCATAATTGCCTGGTGTCGGACTTCGGCGGCAATATCGAACGCCATGGCACTCTAGATGCTGTCGTGGCCGCGCCCGGCCGCATGCTCGAATGCGAGGAAGTCAGGAAGGCCGGCAAGCTGTACGTCGGTTGCGGTACGGAATGGGAGACGTGGGAGCACGGCAAGACGTGCCCGGGGTGCGGCGAAATCCACAAATCGGCCCCGATTTGCAAATCCTGCGGAGAGAAGTTCGACCCGCATTTTCACGGCATGCGATGCCCGCATTGCGGTCAACACCAATCCGACATTAAGGTATGTGCTGCCTGCGAAGAAACGTACGCCGCGTTTTTGCACCCACTGTGCCCATTCTGTCAGTTCGACAACAGTTCCGCGCAATCTCCGGGCAAAGACCTGAAGACCCGCGGGGGCGCTGGCGAAGCTGTCAGCATTCGCGCACTTATCGAAGAAAATCCGTGGCAACCCGTCGTTCTGGCGCCCGTCAAGAATGCGGCCGGCGGTTGGTTGCTGACGACGAAGTACACTACAGCCGTGTGGCCGTACGAGCACTTGCCGCAAGTGCATTCGGTTTACTTGAAACGCGCCCAAAATGGACGCTACACGGCAGCGGGTATTTACGACATTAACGGACAACTACACCAAAGATAGCCGTACGTCACTTGACGCACACGTACGCCCATGTCATACAACCGCGTCAATTAACTTCACATAGGAGCAAACCAAGATGAAACTCTGTTTTGATAGTATCGAAGAAGTGAGAGAATTTATCGGCAACCTGAAGGGCACTCGCGGCGGGAAGGGCGCCAAGGACGGCGACAACGAAACGGGCGCCGTTACAGGGGCAGCCCCGGGACCTATCCAGCCACCGACGCAGTTCGCGCCCCAGCCCGCCGGCACCCCAGGTGCACCGCAGTTTGCGCCACCGCCCGGAGCTGGTGCGTTCCCCGCTGGGCCGGCCGCAGGCGCTGCCCAGGTCGGCGGCGGGGACCACGCAGCTATAGCGCTCGCCCAGCGCATTGGCACGCGGCTTGACGCGGCCATTGCTTCGGGGCAGCCTGCGGAACAAGCGCGGGCCTGGGTTGCCAGCCAAATCGCGGCGGCCACCAACAACGCCGCGGCGAGCGGGTGGACGCTGGACCAGGTCAAGGCAGCGCTCGTAACCGTGCCGTTGCCGGCCCTGGAGAGCATCGCTAAGTTGATGAACGCTTGAGCCGGAAAGGCTAGCCCGACAGCCTAAGCGCCGATACCCCGTCGGGACCGTAGGGGGTAAGGCACATTTTGAGATTTTGCATAATGGCTCATTCTCTTTTCCCGCCGTCGTCAGCTGCCACGTGGATACCGTGCCCCTACTCGGCACGCAACGCGGTGCCCGAGCCGCCAAAGAAGGCGGAGACGCAGGCCGCGGCCGACGAAGGCACGCGCCGGCACGGGTTGTTGAGCGACGCTGTTATGTTCTTTGGCGAGTTGCCCGACGAAGGCGACCCGGCGCGCGAACAAATCGCGCTCGCACTGGACTTCATACGCCAGCTAGAAGACGGCGCATTGTACACCGAAGAACGCGTAGTTATAACGGAGGAATGCTGGGGCACGCTGGACCTTGGCAACGACAATCCGCACATCGTTACAATTTTGGACGCCAAATTTGGTAAGTGGGACGTGGACGCGTACCACAATAAACAAATGCTGACGTACGCCGCTGCATGGCTGGAACGCTCGGCAGCGGAGTGGTTTCGCCTGGTGATCTTCCAGCCCAACGGACTTGACGAAACGCCGTTCAAACAATGGATAGCGCACCGTTCCGAAGTTGAAGCGCACCGGGCGCGCGTGCTGGAAGCCATCGCCTACCGCGGACCGCCGAAGCCCGGCCCGCAATGCCGCTGGTGCAACGCCTTCCATTCATGCCCCGCCATGACGACGGACGCAGGTTTCGTAATGGGCGCCATCACGCGCCGCATTGAAGACCTGACAACGGAGGAACTAACGCGGTTGCTGCGCCTCATTCGCGCGCTGAAGGACGTGCAGCCAATGTACGAAGACGCGCTGACCACTCACTTGAAAATGGGGCGCACCGCGGAGGGCGCCGGCCTGAAACCGAGCCGTTCATTCCGCGCGTGGAACGACGAACGCCAAGCGGCGGAGTTCGGGTGGCAAAACTTCGGTTCGGCTGGCGTCAAGCCGCTGTCCCCGGCGCAACTCGAAAAACTCGGACCCGCCGGCAAGCAATACGCCGTTGTCGGTTCGCATAAGCCCCCTGGTGAACTGAAAGCGAGTTATTGACCATCTGCGTACAGTAGCGTACAACGAAGCGTGCTACCAAACTGATAAATTGACCAACTGAAAAAGGAATTGAGAACATGGCTACGCAAAGACAGTACGAAAGTGCGACAGTGTTTAATGCCCGCATTGTGGACATGCGCCACCTGTGGACCCCGAGCACCGAATACCGCGGACAGCAAACGCAGAAACCGAACTACTTTTCGTTGTTCATCGTGCCGAAGACGCAGGCGCATTGGTCGCAAGAGCCGGTTTTTGGCAGCGTCATGCAGGCGTTCACCAAATTGCTGCAAGGTACGCTGCAATGGTCGGCGCAGAACCCGAACGCGATCAACTGGCCTATTGCCGACGGTGACATGCCGAGCCCGGATGGCAAATCATCCGAGTTTGCGAAGGGCCACTGGCTGTTTTCTGCGTCCACCGGCAATCCGCCAAACGTGGAACTGGTGCAGGCCGGCGGCGCGCTCGTGAAGCTGCAGAACAAGGTCGGTGTCAAAGCCGGCGATTTCGTGATGACCGGCATTACGGCGGCGGTAAAACAGAACGACCCTCGCGGCGTGAAGTTCTACCTAAACGCGGTGGTGTTCACGGCGCCCGGCGAGGAAATCGTGTTCGCCAATTCGGTCAGTGGTGCCGAGCTAATGCGCATGGCGCAACAGCAAGGCTTGCAGGTTGCCGGCTTCAGCGGCTCTCCAGGCCCCGGCTTTGGGACTCCGCAGAGCGGTGGGTTCGCACCGCCGGCAGGGGCGCCGGGTTTTACACCCCCTCCGGGTCCGAGTGGCCATGGGAACCCGGGGTTCGGCCAACCGCCTGCCCCTATAACGGGAAACCCTGCAGCCCCCGCATTCGGTGCCCCGGCCCCTGGTGGGATGCCGGGCGGTTTCGGTGGGAGTGCGACATTCCATTCTAACCCGCAGGGGTTCGGCACCCCGCCCCAAGCACCGAGCGCGCCGTTCCCAGGCCGCTAAGCCAATACCGGCCGCTCCCATGCCTTGCGACCACTCTGTTAGAGTGAGCCTAAACGTGGGGGCGGCCGGGCGTCGCGGTAAGCCGGCGCGCTCGGGGCCGCGCAACTTCGTTGTCGAATTTAATGCCGCTGGCGAACCCCTGCGGATTAAAGAAGTTCGGCAACTCGAAAAACCGCAGAGCGGTATCTATCACGCGTCGTACTGGTCTGCGACTTCCCACCCGCTCGCCGGGCTCGCAAAGCGCATTATAAGAGCGGCTGAAATGAAACGACGGGCCGGCGATGCCACACCCTGACGACCTGTTGCTAGACTTTGAGACGCGTAGCCGCGTTAACTTGAAAACCGCGGGAGCGCGCCGATACGCAGCGGACCGAAGTACCGGGGTAACCGTCGTGGCCTGGTTGTTCCGGGGCGTGATGAAATCGGCGTGCCCAATCCATCCGTTCTTGGGCTCGCACGCGTTGGCGGATTTGTACGACGATATACGGCAGGCGCGGCGCGTAGTGGCGCACCATGCTAATTTCGACGTTAGCATATTGCGGGCGGTCAACCCGTTTCTGGAGTTACCAATATCGAAAATTGACTGCACCATGGGACGCGCTCAAGCCATCGCGCTACCGGGCGGGCTGGAGGAAGTCTGTATTGCGCTTGGCGTCCAAGGCAAAGACCCCCGCGGCCGAGCGCTCGTGATGGCAACGTGCAAACCGCAACGGGATGGTACGTTTAACGAAGACGTGCAGACCTATCGCGAACTCATGGAATACTGCGTGCGTGACGTACGTTGCCTATTCGAAGTTGACGCGCGGTTGCCGGCATTGTCACCCGACGAAAGACTAGTGTTCGAGCGGACATGGCGCAAGAACGAACTTGGTTTGCCGATTGACGTACATCTTGCAACGGTCATTGCCATGCGTCGGCAAGAGATCGAACAAGAGAGCACGACAACGCTAATGGAAGTTACGCAGAACGCCGTCACAAAGCTATCGCAACGCCAGCGCATTTTAGAGTGGGCGAACAGCGGCAACCGGGCTGCAGGGCTCGAAAGCACGCAAAAACACGTCGTTGCGGAGAAGCTGACCGACGAAAATCTGCATCCTGACGTTCGCCTGGTGCTGGAGTTATTGCAGGCGGAAGGCGGCTCGGCACCGTTGAAAGCGCAAGCCCTCTTAGATCGTCACGTTAACAGCTGGTACAAAGACGCCACGCGGTATTTTGGGGCGCGCTCGGGCCGCGGCACGTCCGAAGGCGCTAACATGTTTAACATCGCGCGCCCGTCGGGCAAGTACGACGGCAAAGACGGGCGCCCCTCAATAGATCAAATCATTGACCGCCTGAAACGCGGTGACAACACCCTCAACAACGCGGCGTTAACGGACTGTTTACGCGGCTGCATTGTGGCGCCGGAAGGGTGGATGATTTGCGACAACGACGAAAGCCAAGCGGAATTGCGCATTGCGCTGTGGATGGCCGGCGACACCGAACGCCTGGACATTCTGGCCAAAGAACAAGACCTGTACATGTACAACGGCATTCGGGTTTTCAACCTGCCCGAGACGGCCACGCGGGCCACGCACCCGAAGGAACGACAGGTTGCGAAGAACGTCACGCTAGGCGGTAATTATCAACTCGGCTGGCGCACCTACATGGCATTTTTGATAAAGACAGCCGCAGAAAACGGGCTGCGTCGTTCAGACATAACCGAAGTCAAAGCGCGGTCCGACATTGACGGTTACCGACAGGCGAACCCGTTGCTAGTCAAGTTGTGGTACGACCTGGCCGACGCGTTCAAGTTCGCAATCTATGAACAGCCCGGCCGCATATTCCCCGCCGGCAAGATAGCTTTCCAGAAAGATAACAACGGCACCGTTTGGATGCTGTTACCATCCGGCCGTTGCGTGCCGCACTACTCTGCGCACATAACGCACGGCGGCGAAATGGCGTTCTTTCGCGCGAAGTTTGGTTCCATGCTCCGCCAAAAAGCCTTTGGGGGCTCGCTACTGGAAATCGCTTGTCAGTCCATGACGCGGGACTTGGTGACCGCAGCGGAAGCGGACATTGAGCGCGAACTGCCCGACGTACACCTAATCCTTGACGTGTACGACAGTATCCTAGCGCTCGCGCCGGCCCACGTCGCCAAAGAACGCTCGGAACAAATGCGCGAGATCATGCGGCGCCCGCGACACTGGACAGCGGGGCTTCCGCTGAATTGCGAGGGGTACGAAGCGCCCCGAATGAGGAAGTGATGCAGTGGCGCATGAGCCATCGCGCGGACCCCATGGCGGTGCCGCTCGCAGATAGGCACTACAACCGACAGAAGCACGGGAGCCCACAAATCGCGCCCCCGGGGCGCTGCGTTGTCTTCCTCTCCGACTGCCAACGCGCCTTTTGGATAACGTCATGGCCGTACGCCCAATATGTAAAACACGCTTGGGCCGGCGCGTGGGTGTGTAGCGCGTTTAGGTCCGAAGGGGCCGGCGTAGCGTCTGACTTGATACGGCAGGCCGTTGCGGCAACGCAGGCTTTCTACGGTCCGCCCCCTCCGCTGGGCATGATAACTTTTATTAACACCACGCAAGTAAAACCCATTGTTGTACGCGGGCGAGAAACATGGGGGCGCACGTGGCTGAAAGCCGGATTTAAGCACGTCGGGGAGACAAAAAGCGGTTTACTCGCTTTCCAACTAGCGCCCGCAGACATGCCGCTCCCCGAACCTGCCAAACCGCGTTTTGTGTGGCCGTGGATAGAAGTAAAGAGGCGAAGGTGATGGCAAAGAAGAAACGAAAAAAGCGCGTCGTTCTCAACCACGAGCAACGTCGTGCATTCGCCAAACAACTACTAGCAGGCCGCGGTATCAAACAACTCGCAGCCGAGTACGGGATAGGCACGGTGGCCGCGTACAACATTGCCAATGAGTACCTGGTTGTACTACGTTCCGAACGCTACCCCGACCACAGCGAACCGGCTACCAGTGGGGACGCAGCATGCATGCAGAGCTAGGCGACTTCGTTTGCCGGGACCTGGAGCCGTGGGAGGCGCCGCAGGTATTCCGCATTACCGGGGACCCCAAGGCGACGCGTTACATGGGTTTCCGTACGCACCAAACGGTTGGCGAAGCCGAAGCGTTAATGAAGCTCTACGCGGCCGGCAGCGGCGGCAAGTGGTTGGCTGTCTGCCCCAAGGAAACGCCGACCGACGTACTAGGCTTATTTGGTCTTGAAGTATCCGGGCACGCCGCTACTGTGTCGTGCATGTTCCGAAGCGATTGGAAAGCCCGCGGCGCGGGTCTGCGGTTCGGGGCTCCGTTTGCAGCGTGGATCATGTCGCATGCCACCATATGGCGGCTGTGGTCTTTCGTTCACGTGGACAACATACTAGGGCAGCGCGTAACCGTACGTTCCGGGGCGCTGGTGGAAGGCCGGCTGCGTCGCTTCGGTTACTTTCCTAACGTGAGCAACGAACCGCAAGACGTGTACGTGTACAGCATAACAAAGGACGACATGTAATGGCGACGAAGATTTTCTGCGACGGGTGCGACAAAGACACAACGGCGGCGTACAACACCACTAACGTATGCATCGGCGTTGCTGCGACGGATGCTGTTGCCAATACTTATGATCTGTGCAACAGATGCATTGAGCGGTTGAGGAAGGAAGCAAACCCGCTGCAGTGGGCGCGTGCGGTATAGTACGCCCCCTAGAACATCGCCGCGACGGACGCCAAACCGCCGAACATGGACCCGAGCCCCGAGCCCTTGCCTTGATCGTTCTTGGCTTGAGCCTGCGCAAGCGCGGCTTGCTGGGCCATCTGCGATTGCGCCACCCCGGCTTGCTGTCCGGTCGCGGTGGTGCCCACACCGATGGCGTTGAACATGTTGCCTAACGCGGCTTCCAGCTGCCCGAATTGCTGGGTGTTGCCGCTTAGGTATTCGTTGTACGCCGTATTCGCGCCTTGCGACACGATACCGTTATTGATTGTAGCCAAAGCGCGCTCGTTAGTGCCGGACAGCAAGCCGCCCTTCGCCGCTGCGCTGTTCTCTTGACCGCGTTGCATTTGGTCAAGCTGGTACTTTACCGCAGGCGTGTTGGTGTAGTTCTTCATAAAATCGTCGTAACTAAGCGACGTGCCGGCGGTCTTGTTAATGTCGGCAATGCCGCCCGACGCGGGCTCTAGAAAGGACTGACCGAAAGCGTTGTACGGCTGCGTCTCGGAATTGAAACCATTCGCGGTGCTGCGCACGTTGTTAATGCCGGCATTGAGATCGTAGGCGCCCGCTTCCGCACCCAGGAACTGTCCCAATCCTTCCCCGAACCCGGCCATGTCTAACCCCTTGCGAATGTATGACGTTTCGGCTATAAGTTACCACCTATGACAACCGAACGCAAAGGCGCCATGCTATCCGCACGACTGCCGCGCGCCCTTGTAGAGCGCGTGGACTTCGTCGCCCGCAACATTGACACTCCCGGTATCACCAACCGCTCTGCGGCCGTCTATGACGCTTTGCTGAAGTGGCTGCCCGAGCAAGAGAAAAGATTGGTCGCCCTTGGCCTTGCGCCCCCGAAAACCCGCTAAGAAAGCCCTGGCAACAGCGAAAAAGAAGCGCAAGAACCCGGAAAAGGGCTTGCAGTACCGCTGTCAGCAATGGCTTGAAAAATCCGGCTGGGTGCATCGGCTATTGATCTTTCACGTCGCTAACGAGCGTAAGGGCGGTATCGGCGCCATTCTTCATTTTAAGCGCATGGGCGTGCTTCCCGGCGTTGGGGACTATCTGGCGTTTCGTCACGCCGGGGACCAATTGCCGCGCCCGGCGGCTGCGATAGAACTCAAGGACAAAGACAGCGGCAAACAAGACAAGGAACAAGAGGCTTTCCAAAAACGCTGGGAAGCTTGCGGCAACCGCTATTTCCTTGTCCGCACGCTTGAAGATTTTCAAAATGTTGTACAAGCGTTCGCCCTCTTTGGCTAGAATGGGAACGCCACCCACGTTCCAACAGCTTTCTTAATCCAAACTCGCGCGCCGGCCGCACCGGCTGTGTCGCCGTACCAATCATTGACCTTCCCGAGCCCGGCAGCCGGGGCGCCAGCACCAAACAACAGTTCGCCGCGCGCTCCCAAGGTCGTCAGTTGCCCATTGATAGTGGTGATTTGCGCATTGATGCCCGCTATCTGTACCAGGATATTGTCAACATTTAACGACAGGTTAGAAACTGTCGTGGTGAGGTCGGCAATATCGGTCGTGTTTTGCGCGCTTTCGGCAATGACTTCGGGGAGCCCAGCCACAGAGCTAGGGTCTATATTTCCCGCGTTACTTAGAATAGACTGTATCTCCAGAAGCCAGCGGTTTAGCGCCTGCAGTTCGGTGCTCGTTAGCAAGGGCGGCGGCGGTATCTTCTGGACCATCGGCTTGACTTATCCACAGTTCGGTGTACGGTTGTGTACAACTGATTTGGAAAGGTTAACGCATGTTTACAATTCAGTATCGAGACACGCGCGGCGGCCACGCCATGCAGAACTTTGACAGCCGTTCCCGCTCCGCACTTATTCGACAACTCGCCCGTTTCGAACGTCCCATTGTAGCAGTGTACGAACAAGCAACGGTGATAACCAAAGCGGCGCGAAAAGAGCTACGAGAATACCGCGGGGACCTGTCACCCTGCGCTCGCGAATTTCTTACGACCCTCCGGTGACGTTGGCAAATAGTTCATCAATAGTGAACGGCGCCTGCGTGCCGGAATACTGCAGCCTGAATTGACGGCGGCGGCTCGTACCAAAGTTGCGGCCGATAGCACGCCGGGTGCCGGGCTGCGGCATGGTGATCTGACGCACGCCATGCCATGACTGCCCCTTGTCGATACTCCAATCCAGCGTAAAGCTGCCAGCCGCCGGCCCCATAGACGACGTGGTGTCCAGGCTGTTGTACGTTTGCCGGCGTTCTTCGCTGCCCACCCACGGCGTTACCATGACGCGGGGCATAACCCCGGCGGGCTCCGAAGCGCTGTTAATATCCAGCGTGCAAACTTCCCCGGTATCCAGCCCGACGTACGTTACTCCGCCGTCGTGCTCGGTTGCGCAGCGGCCGACGTGATCCGCGCGGCCTGGTGACTGACGATAGGACCACACGCCGGTTGCGCCAGCCAGTTCAATCGACCACGTCCCGGGCAGTGTCAAAACGTAGAAGTCGCTACCGCCCTGCCCGTAGGCGTAGGCCGTTAAAGAACCGAGTTCTTGCATAGTCAGTTGCTGCAGAAGCAAATCAACCCATGCCGGCGACACTGGCTTGCCTACCTGGCCGGTGCAGAGCCACACCCTGCGGTCGGTGGCTACGAACATGATAATGTCGCGCAAGATGGCAAGCGACGCACGCGCGGCAATCCCAACGGACAGAAGCGAGTTCGGATAGGGTACGAACGGCATATCCACGTCGGCGCCGCTGTCGTACCACTGTTCAAGCGAGCGAGCGCCTAGCGGCCACAGGATGCGCCCCGACACCGCCAAGTCCACCACCCTATCGGCCCGGGCTTCCTTCGTGCCGAAGCTATTGGGCTGTACGTTCGACGGGTCCAGCGGGTCCGAGCGGTACACTTTCGCGTCTTGGTTCGCGTAGTAATTGGACGAAGCGCTATAGAGCGTTTGGTTGTCCAATTCCGCACACGCCGAAGGGTCAAAATCTATCGACGCGTCGAAACCGCAATTCACCACCCCGCCGGGTATCGTGGCAATGTACGCCGTGCCGAGCCTGCCGGGCAGTAGGTTGCCGTTGGACGTGATAACCAACGCCGTGCGGTCTTCTGCCAATCGGATAACCGGCTGAAACGGGTTCACGGTGACTTGTCCCGCGAGCACCGGAGCGTTGGTTTCAACGCCGCGATAGATATTGCCGTTGGCGTACGCGCCCCATATGGTGCCGAGCGCGTGGCAGATGGCGATGCACGCCGTTGCTTCGGGCTTGCATACTTGCGTGAACCCCGGAGCCCCTACAAAGCGCACCCTGCCGGGTTTGGTTTCCTTCGGGTCGCGCGGCACCACGCGCACGTTGACTAGCTGGCCGGCGCCTTCGTCCAGGTTCTTCGGGTCTTGGAACGAACCAAGAATGTCAATCGCGCCCAATGGTCAACTCCGCACAAACCGCAACCATTGTTGGCCGCGTGCCCACTCGCGCCAGCGCATATTGACGCGCTCTGCGTCCGCGAAAATAACGTCTGTCGGTTGTGGAACGACGCCGTACGATTTATAAATACGGCGGCCGAATAGCAGAGTGGCATCGTGGACGCCTTCGGGGGGCAGCGCTACGGTGTCGCTTCCGTCCTCCGCCGTGAGGGCTGGCACGCGCCCGCCGTACTCAATCAAAGCCGGCGACGGCGCCCGCGGGGGCATCCACGCGTTGATTTTTACAGAGCCGTCGGTCTGACGTTCGGGCGCCCATTTGGTGATGATACCCGGTACTGTCGTGCGTACAACGTCCGCGATTGGCGCCATGCGCGTTTCGCGGTTCACCGTCAGGTTAATATCGTTAAGCCAAATCTGACGTACGGCTACCGCGTCCACCTGGACTTCGTAACTTGGATTGGCGTTACCTACGGTGAAAGAATAGGGCTGCCCCGATACGCCAGCCGGCAACTGTGCAGTGGTGCGCTTAATCAGGTATTGGCAAGCCGCGTCCGCTTGTTCGTTGCGCAACAGGTCGGTAAGCACGGATACGTTTTTCGCTATGTCGTCCGGTGCGGGGTCTTCCGTCACGTCCAGAATGCCGAAAAGTCGGAGGGCGTTAGTAATAATCTGCGCCGCTGTTGTCATGCTCAAACGCCTTTCGCCACCGACCACGGATAAGTGGCCAAGCTGTCTGCCGGCACGTCGGGGTCTGTCTTGGTTACGCCGGCCAGTTCTGCCGTTGCATTGGGTGGCGTGTTCGTACGAACCGAGTTCGACGGCACGAATGTACCGTCGTAATCCGCGGGCACAATGGTACTCAACTTGAAGACTTCCGCGGCCAGCGGCGCCACCGGCCCCATAAACGCCGCTGATCTGCCGAGCGTCCCATAGTACGGAACGGAGGTAAGAAGGTTCTGCAACCGCGTGGCGTCGTCAGGCGCGGGCGCCGGGTTGTTTCCCGAGCCCCATATGCTGTCTAGGTTCCAGCGCGCCGCCAACGGTTCCGGGGGCGGGTTGAGCGAATTATCAGGCGCTACCTGGAAATCGTAAAACTCGGGCCACGGGTCCCAGCACGGCGCCACAGGCCGCCCGGAAGCCGACGAACACATAAGAAGGCCCGTCAGCCGTTCGCGGCGAAGGGTAGAATAACGCACTCGTGCGCCACAGCGGGAGCATGCGCCCCACAATTCGGCGGCGCCGAACTTCGGTTTTGGATTTCGAAGGGCGAAGGCCACTTGACGGGCTCCAGAAAGGAAATTTCATCGAGTTTTATAGCATCTTCGCGCCCGGGAACAAAGCCCCTTCCGTCAGTCATCAGCACCACTAATAGCGCCCCGTCAGCCGTTTTGGCCCAAAAGTACCCCGACATGTAGCCCCGCCTTTTTGTTCCACGCAAGCCGCAATAAAAGCATCTGATTTGCTTTGAAAGTCAATATGGCGTACGCGAGATATTGACATATCAACAGAGTAACCGTACCTGTACGGCTGTGGGCACGTTAAAAAGGAACAGTACATATGCGTACATCACAGCTTTTTCCTTGGGAAACCAAGCCTGCGGACGAAAGGCCGGAACCCGTTGACGTACCGAGCGGGCTTTTGAACATTGATGAAACGTACCAAGCATTAGCGCCGCGAAATCCGCGCCTCATAAGGGAGATCGGCAAGCATTTCGATTTGACGGCGTTCGGGCGCCTCCGCGTCGTACGCCGCCCAAACGGCGCGCTGTTTGTGGTGGATGGACGCCATCGGTGGGAGGGCGCGAAGATGGCCGGGCGCATGTTCTTACCGTGCGATATTTATAACGTACACGACCGCAAGCGGGAGATTGAGATTTTCCTGACCTGCAATACCCGCATTCGGAAAGTACCGCAGGGAATGCTTTTCATGGCTGAAGTGGCCGCGGGGGACGAAGACGCCATCGCACTTAGCCGATTGGTGGCCGGTGCCGGGCTCGCCATCGTAGATGCCAATAGTTCGAAACAAGAGTTCGACGTGCCGAAGCTGGCATGCATCGGGGCTCTGAAATCGCTTACCGGCCACGGCTCCCCGAGCTACGCCAAACGCGCTACCCCGGTGCCCCCTGACGAACTCAACACAGCGTTGTCCATGATAGCGGAACTAGCGCCCCCGAACGCTTTGGTAACCGAGCACGCGACGTTGGGGTTTGTGTGGCTTGTTCACAACTACCCCAATTTGCGCGAGCACGGCCGCCGGTTGGCCGACCTGGGCTGGCCGCGTATCGACATGGCCGCTCGTGCGGTCGGCCCCCGCCCAAAGGCCGAAGACGCGGGCCGCGCGCTTCTGTCCGTGATTGATTGGCGTCGGCCGCGCGAAGCCCGGCTGGACCCCAAAGCCGAGTTAAAGGCGCCGCCGGAAAATTTGCCACCGATGACGCGAGCGGCTTAGACTAGCCCTCGTGTCGGCTCCGGGTCTTCTAGCGTCGGAGTGTGCGGCGGGGACGCGAACAGAAAGGAAGCCTGCGGCCGGGGTTCGACCTTCATTGTTACCGTACAAGGCTTCCAGCCGTTGCATAAAAAGGGGGCCGCTGGTGTAAACCAACGGCCCCCAAGTCTTGGGAGGAAACTAAGGCTACTAGCCAGCGCCCGGCGAGCCGAACACCGTACGGAAGTCCACAACGGACGCTGCGCAGCGGAACCACAGGGCGATTAAGGAAGCCTGGTTGCTCCAGTTGCTGTCCTCGCGGGTTTCTACCGCGGAACGCTCCCAAAACGTGAAGCCTTGGCCGTTGTCTTTGTCCTGCTCACTGGTCTGGATAAAGTACGCGTCCTTGTCCACCAGGTAGGGGGTTTCGACCACTTCCGGCAGCGCGCCAGTGGAACGCAGTACGTTGATATTGTTGGTCTGCGCATTCCATTGCAATGGCGAGCCGAGAATACGCCGGGTTTCCGGGCCGCTCTCGGGCGACAGAATAACACGCTTCGGCAGCACGTTGATGACAAACCCACGCCCGTTCCGGGTGTAGGAAATCTGGATAACCGCATTCTCGAAAGCCAGTTCCGAGACGTTGGCGGCCACCAGCTGGTTGGACTGCAGACCCGAAGCGGTGGGGTGGCTGGCCGAGATCAACGGCACGCCGTCAGCCCGCAGGCCGTTCACCGCGTCATTGGCAACCTGCAACGGAGCGTGGGCAATGTATTCCTCCGTCTGCCGCGCGCTGAAAGCAAGTTCTTTCATCATGCGCGAGCCCACGTCCTCGTAGAGATTGTCGTCCTTCGCTTCACGCGAAATAGCGACGGCCAACCCGTACGACGCATGGGTAACCTGGGTGCGGTAGCCTTCGTTCGGTACGTCGAACTCAACCGGCGCTAGTTCCGGCTGTTGCACGGCGAGCCCGAGCCCGGCGCGCTCCGTCATAAATTCCTCAAACGCCTTTTCCGAAGGCTTGGTGCTGAAAAACTGTGGATAGACCGGCGCGAGCCGTTCATAGTCCATACCAAAGAGGGCGTACAACCCCGGCCAGTATTGCGACGGCTGTAAACTACGGTCGATGACCTGCATTTGCTTAAACCCCTGTTGTGGCGCCCCGGCGCTGCAGGCCGGCGA